GCGACCTGCTTCTTCAGCAGGTCGCCGTCCAGCATACGTTCTTTCGGCATAGAAATTCCTCCTCCGGGCATCCACACATCTTATAACGATGCCCGGAGGAGGTTTACAGTGCGTCGTTGAGGAGGGCTGTGCGGGTCTTCTCACCAGTGTCCAGCCCCTGGATGCTGATGCCTACCAGCCCACACAGTGCGTGTAGCTCCGGGAGTGTCATCGCGTAGAACTCCCAGTCGTGGATGTGGAGCACCCCCCTGTTGGTCAGTTTCCCGAGACCTGGGCCTCCAGCTCCGCGATGTGCTTGCCGGCGGCGGCCGGGTTCTCCACCGCCTCGTAGATCGCCTTGACGATCTCCTTGACGATGAACATGTCCGCCCGCAGCTCCCCGATCTCGTCGAACAGCTTGGCGTTGTTGTCGTTCTCGGTGGCGGCGAAGACCCTCAGCTGCTCAGCCTGTGCCGCCTGCTCCTTGATGAGGTCCGAGATCCGGTCCAGCAGGGGGTGCAGGTCACAGCCCCCCCCGCCCGCGGCGGGCGGCTCTGCGGCCTTCTCCTCCGGGGCCTTCTCCTCCGGGGCCTTCTCCTCCGCGGCGCGGCTCCCGCGCCCCCGGGCACCCCGCGGGGCGCCACGCTTCTTGGGCTCCTCCTTGCTCTTGTCGGTGCTGGGGTCCGCCTTGCTCTTGTCCACCGAGGCCACGGAGGTCCCGTGCTCGGGTCCCCCCTCCTGGTGTGCCAGGTACCACTCGACCACCTCGGGGAAGTCCATGGCCTGGTACTGCTCCACGGTCAGGCCCAGCTTGACGGCCTCCTTGAAGATGGCGCTGCGGCGCATCTCGCCAAGCTGTCCACGGGTGAAAACGGCTGCGCTATCGCTCATTTGAACTTCCTCCTTACAGTATGTCCCTGTCCTTGGGACGGATGATGCTTCTTTCGTTGATCAGGTAGCAGGATACCGGCTGTGCGTCGGGGCACTCGGCGCAGTTTGTGCTGCACCGGACCTGCGTGTTGATGAACCGCCAGTTGTCACGGAGTCCCCCGTGGATCGCTTCCCGAAGGCGGTGTATCGGGTTGGTGTCGAGATTCTCTGGTAGCTCCCCGCACACCATGCGGATGAGGTCTTGTCGGCGGAGCCCTACATGGATTCGATCCCAGATCTTGTGGCCAAGGGTCGTCCCATCATGGTCCCGGATGGCCAGCGCCATCAGCTCTGTCTTGTTGAACTCTTCCCAGGGCACCTGGTGTGTGTCGGTGACCCTCCTCTTGCCCTCCTTCCGAGTTGTCTCGAAGTAGTAGTGGGTGTCCGTGTGCTTCATGTGATCTCCTTCAGCCACACCACGGCGCGTGGGTTGTCTCGATCTTCATCCTTCTCCAGGTGCACGACGAATGTCGCTCGGTCGTCAACACCCAGGAGGTCTTTCAGGGCGTCGCCGATGCACTTCTCGAAGTTCCCGGTGTCGTAGGCCTTCCACCTGGTTTGGGCCTTCCGGTCACCCTTCTTGTAGAAAGACGTCCGGAGCTTTCCGGCGAGGGGTCCGCTTGTGTGGCGCTTGGGCTCCCCCTTCTGTGCCCCCTGCAGGTAGACGGGGGACTCATCGTGGTCGTGGAACTCGTACCACCCAGCATTCTCCAGCTCAGGGAAGTAGAGGAGGATCTCTAGGCGGTATCGTGCGTTGGGGTCCCACTCGGGCCCCGACAGTACACCTGTCTCTGCGGAGATCTGAGCCTTCGCCAGGTTCTTGTACTGCTCCCCGGCGGTGGACAGCCTCCGACCCCCCTTGGGGTGGTTGAAGTACAGATGGTTGAGGGATGGGGGGAGTGGCAGGACAACGTGCAGGCTACTCATCCACGCGCCTCCCGGGCCGGATTGGTGGCCTCCCTGTACTTGTGGCAGGCCGGGATGGCCGACTCCGCATCTGCTGGGCCCTCGTGGGGTCGCGCTCCTCCCGGTAGGGCAGGGTCTCTGACCCCCGGGCCATGGCAGATCTTCGGAAAATATTGCGGGCGCTCTGGATGTTGTCGCTGCGGTTGAATGTCTGGTTCTGCTGCTGCCGGAGCGTAATGTTCCGGGACACAACCTTCTCCCCCCCGGCGAACGTCTTGTAGTGTGCCAGGGCCTTGATCAGCGCCGTGTCCAGAACGCGCCAATCCGTCTTGGCGATCACGTAGCGCCGGTCCAGCCGTGCCTTGCGCCGCCTCTTATCATCGGTCCCGCTGAGCCCCTCGCGAAGGGAGGCCTCGATGTGCTCCATCCAATCCTTCGCTGCAGACGTGCGGGTCTCCAGGTCGGCAATCAAGGGACCGAGGTATGTCTGCCACGCCTCGAAGCGCGTGTGAAGCTCCCCCAACTCCCGGTCGCTCAGGTCCATCAGGTTCGTTGGGAGGCATGGGTAGTCGTCTCCAGCCCGGAACCCCATCGTGGGGTGGTCCAGCGCGCGGAGACCCATCTCTGCCACGATTTTGTCGGAGGCTGGCCCTACAGATTCGTAGAAGCGCTGGGCCTCCTCAAGGCTCATCTCGATGCCGTCACCATCCAGCAATCTTCTCTGCCCGTCATCCATGGCCTCACCCCGGGACTCTGATGTTGCGCCGCTTGGAGTACTTCGGCGGCAGACAGTACCAGCTGTACTTGCAGGTCTTACAGTGGAAACCCTCCTCCCGTGGGGGGGCCTCTCGAAGAACTACCCCCCTCCGAACCATGTGGATCTTGCCCGTGATGGCACCCCAGTGGTCGTGGCTGAAGATGACGCGGAACTCGACCATGTTGGAGGTGTCCTTGTCGTAGTAGATCAGCAGCCCGACGGGAATGTCCATGGCACCCATGCCCACCTGCAGCTGGGTGATGTGCTCCTCCTTCGGGCGGCGCAGCTTTCTGAAATCCTCGCTGCGGATGGACTTGAACTCCAGGCAGATGCGCACCATGCGATCGTCATCCAGGGAGATGATGTAGGTTCCATCAACCCGGACGATGATCCCCCACTCCAGAGTCTCCTCCGTGTCCCCCGGACCGATCTGGACCTCCGGCTCGAACACCTCCACCCGCCCAGTGCGCTCGGCCATCCCGCGAAAGTAGGTGTCGAGCTGCCCGTGGATGGCACTACCCGTGTCAAAGATGCGGCGCAGCCGGGGGTTGATGATGGAGCGCTGCTCCACTCCTATTGCGCGGTAGTACAGCAGGCGCCCGCACCCGACCATGTACTTGCCACAGAGGGACTTCCCGCTGCGGCTTCCCAGGTCGGAGGCAACGAACGTCCCCTTCTGAGGTGTTCTGGGCCCGTTGAGGCTCTCCAGGTAGGCATCCAGCCTACCCAGCACGGTGACGTGCTGTAGGAGCTCCTCGTGGGACGGGTCTTGCAGGTCAGCTATGCGGTACAGTGAACCCATCGGTTAGCTCCTCAAGGATGTTGAATGGCAGGATTGCCAGGCGCTCCCGCAGGCGGCGGAACTCCACCACCAGCAGGGGCAGTTCATGTACATCGGTTGCTTCTCGGATGACCTGGGTGACGTCGGCGAGGCGTAGGGTCCACGTGCTCAGGGAGTCCGTGAACTTGTGCTGCACCAACCAACCCCCCAGCTTGCGCACGTCCCCCTTGTAGCTCCCAGAACGGGTGGCCCCGGAAGCCGGCTGTGTGCGTGCCTTCATATCGTCGGCCAAGACCTGCTCCAGCCGACGAGACTCGTGCACGATGGCACGACCCCGCGCATCCTGGATGGCGACAGGGACCTCGAAGGATACACGCACCCCCTGTGTACCGCAGTCGTGGCAGATGTGGGACTCTCGGACGGGATGCCCCGCGTGCTGCAGGGAGTAGGACATGCAGATGCGGGACTGCCGGCACACATCGCAGACCAACCGGACGGGCTTCTCCGAGAGCACCATCGTGAAGCTAACGGCGCTCACTTGAACCTCACCCCGGGCCACCCACCCTCAACGTAGCAGCGGTCTCGGATCTCATTCCAGAGATCCGGCTGCTCCTCGATTAGCTCGATCAGCTTGGGCTTCCCATTCACCTTCATGTCGAGGTGGGGGATTCTGTAGTAGGCGCCCCCCTGAGTGATCACACCCAGCCGGGCGGCGGTGGTCACCAGATCGGAGTAGACGTCGACGCTCATCGTGTCAAAGAACATGCTGAACGTTCCACGGGCCCCCTCGTGGCAGCCGCACTTGGCCTTCTCCACCTCCCAGTTCACCTCCTTGCCGATCTTCGGCTTGTCGGTCTCCTTCGGCAGTCGCGCCCCGGGGTGCAGGGACAGCTTGATCAGGTTCGCGTGCTTCATCGCGTGGGACCCTACCGACTGGTACTTACGACCGAAGGCGGGCATCCCTCCCTGCGCCTGCTTGGCGCGCACCTGCCGGATGCCGATGATGGTGGTCTCGTTGACCTCCACGGCAGGGTCCAGGCCACCCCACCCGCAGGTGCCGCTGGGGCAGTAGTACTTGTAGCGGTTCGTCGCCTTGTCTGTGGCCCTGTTGGACAGCGGCGCCGCACCACATGCGGGGCACCTGTAGATAGCCGACAGAGCGTCGTCCATCTTCTTCGTGAACTGCGTCTCCAGGGTGGCCCCCGAGGCACGCTGGGCGAACTCGCCGAAACGCGTCTCCCGCTCCTGGTGGGTCAGAACAGCATCCCAGGAGTCCACACCCACGATCTGACACGTGTTGGACTTGATCACCTCCACTAGCCCCTCAAGGATGCGCTCCACAGGCCCCTGGTCGAGGATCATGAACTCGCCGATGGTGGGCGTCTCCGTCGCTTCCCGAACCTCCGAGTCGCTCATCGGCGGTTGGTTGCGCCGCGCCCGGGAGCGGTTCTCAACCACGATGTCGTAGGGGCTCATGGCAACCTGCACACCACACTTCTGCGCGAAGCGCTTGTCCATGGCGGTCTCGAGGCTCACCATGGCCAGGCAGGATGCTTTGCCGTAGATCCTCTGGCACTCCGCCATGTGCAAGAACAGCAGGAAGTTCTTGCCAGTGCTCTCCGGACCGTCCAACTGGCTGATCCCCCCAGCGGGGAGACCGCCCCCCACTGCCAGGTCCAGAGAGGTGATCCCGGAGGGCCTCCGCAGATCGAAGGAGTTCCAGGAAGCGGATGCGGGGCGCACCACGGGGCCGGTCGTGCCAAACTCCATGTTGATGTAGTTCATCACTTCCCGCGGCGACTTCCGCGCGAAGCTGCTCACCGGGTGCACAATGATGCCCTGCCCCACCTCCCGTGCAGCCACAGTTGGAGTTCCCAGATTCTTGGCGGCCGCGCGCTTCCCGGCCTCCTTCTTCGCAGGAGCTTTCCTAGCCATCCTGCCTCACCTCCTTCTCGAACGGCTCCGTACCGCAGTTCTCGCAGCGGGGGATGCGGCCGTGGTACTTCACGACACCACCACAGCTCGGGCAGCGGGTCGGACCCTCCCCGGCGGTCTTGGTCTTGCCATCGGCGTCCACATCCACGCCGTACTTCTCCATCTCGTCACACATGGGTGCTTCTCCTTAGTGCGCCTCTATCCAGGTACGCCCACTGCCAATATCCACCGTCAGAGGAACCTTCAACTTTCTCATGGGCATGCCGAGGCGCTCGGGCATGTCCACGAGAGGGTTCTCCATCACGGCAAGCAGGTGGCGGTTGACTTCTTCATCCACCCCGGGTTCATCAGGCTCCTCCCCCAGGACCTCGTCGTGAATCTGCAGTAGCTGCTGGTACCCCAGCTCGCGCAGCCGCTCCGCATGCTCGTTCTCGAAACCCTCGATACCCTCAATCCGGAGCTGTGCCAGTTTGAGGATGTCTCCAACAGATCCCTGTATCCTGGAGTTGACTGACTGCCGCATAGCCTGCGCCCCGTAGGGGCCCGGGCGACGCTCGACCCACCTGCAGTTCGCCCCGTAAAACCCCTCGCGCCAGTCCGAGACAGCTTCTGGCAGTCGGCGTTTGCGCCCCACTATGGTGTAGACTTCCCCTATCTCGGCCACAGAGTCATGTGTGTCGTCGATGAAGGCGCGGACGCCGGGGTAGGGACGGAAGTAGTCCTCGATGCGTGATTCGGCCTCTTCCTTGGTGATACCCAATTTCAGGGCCAGGGCTGCAGTGCCCTCTCCGTAGTTCAGCGTCTGAATCCCTGGTTTCCCAGGGGACTGACTATACCTTCGAGGATTTGAACTGGGGCAGGTTCTGCGTGCAGTCATGCACCAGAACCTGATGACAACGCTTGCACAGGACCTCCAAGTTGGAGGGGTCGCTGTTGCGGCGATCTGCATCCTTGTGGTGAACAAGGACTGCCGGATTGCCACAGAGCATACAGAGTTGGCCATGTGCTTCTTTTGCGATCTCCCGGTAGTAGTCAGGAGAGCAACCACCTTTCCAGTGGTTGTTGTTTGGCCCCTTCTGGTTGTACCCCTTCTTCTCGTAGTTCTGGTGCCATCGTTCTTTGCACTTCCGCAAGTGGTTGGATCGTCGGCACTTAGGGCAGCGCTTTTGATTCTGCCCAGTGCGAACAGTCCTCTTCCTGCAGTCGATGCACACGATGGTTGCCGTTGCCATAGTCCAAATACTACGCTCCTCGCCTGCCGTGTCAATGACGGTTTGCGGGGTTGACTACCCGACCTGCTGAACACAGGTACGTCATTGAGGATCGCTGAGTAGCGATCACAAGTCGATACACTACGCCTGGCGGCGCAGCACGGGATTGCCTTATGCCGTGGCACTTAGGTTTCCCCGTTTTGAGCAGGTTTCTCTTCGGCCTGTGTGTTGACCGAAGCCAATTGCCTTGGCGATTTGCCGCAGCAGCATCAGATAGGTGACCCTTTGAGGCCATCGGTCCTTCGGGATCTTGTCGTGCTCCATCTTACCGGCCTGCTTCTTGGCCGCGACAAGTTCCTCGTAGGGCACGTCGTACATGACACTCGCGGTGCCCATGTGGATGTCCCACCCGCGACTGATCACAGAGCACATGTTCTCGTCGCCAGACAGATCGGCCAGAACCCGTTGTTCCATCTGGCCGTAGTCGGCCGCCTTTAGCCGGCGCCCGTTGGGGGCCACTATCGCTCCGCGCAGTGCATACTCGTCACTGTCGGGGCGCGGGAGGTTCGTCAGGTTGGGCTCCCTGGAGGAGATGCGCCCTGTGCGCGTTCCGTGCTGGAGGATGCTGGTGTAGATGCGCGAATCTGCACCCAGGCGGGAGAGCAAGCCAATGACGTAGGTGCCCAGCATCTTGTCCAGCTTGCGGTGCTTCATCAGGACAATCGCTGCTTCCACACCGTCGGCGGCGTACCTTACCAGGACGTCTTCGTCCACCGACGGCTGACGCTTTCCGCTCGCGCCCCCCTTCGTCCACTTGAGTGGTGGGAGCCCCAGGTCATCGAGGAACACCTTCTGCAGCTGCTTGGGGCTGTTGAGGTTGACCTCCCTACCTACGATCCGGGTGAACTCCCGGCGGGCAAGAGCCACATCGCGCTCCAGAGGCTCCTTCAGGGTGAGAAGGTACTGCTCTGATGCCGGAACGCCGCGGCGTTGCATGATGTGCAGGAGCTTGGTGTAGGGCACCTCAATCTCCCGGAAGACATCCAAGAGGGAGGCCCCGTAGTAGGTGTACTGCCGGGACAGTTCAGCCTCCAGGAAGTTGTGCACACCCAGCGAGGCCCAGGCATCCATGGAGGCGTAGTCGATCCCTGCCGCGGGGTCCATCTCCATAAGGCGATCCATGGCGTCCGATATGGACTCGCCGCGGTCCTTCGGGAACACCTCTGTGAACTCCTTCATGGTCAACTGCAGGTGGTCCTTGGCGGACTGCTTCAATCCATGACGCCCCACTCGGTTCTCGTCGAACATCCAGTCCATGACGATGGTGCAGCGGATGGGCCCCGCGAACAGGGGCACACCGCTGTTCTCGAGCATGGCCGTATCGAATGTCGCATTTGTGAGAATCCAGGTGATGTACGGGTTCGCGACGAGCTCCGCGGAAAAGACCGGGAGCATGGAGGCAGGCAGACAGTACCGAACCCCCGGGTGGGGGCAGAGGGACCAGAACTTGACGAAGTCCTTCTGCCGATCCAACCCGGTGGTCTCGGTGTCTATCGCGCACTGCCTCCAGTCCCGGATCTCCCGGCAGACCTGGAGCGTCCGTTCCGGAGTGGATACCCACTCCGGCTCAGGGAGTTGCTGCCACATGACGGCTAGTGGACGTCCAGGTCGTCGCCCTCATCGGCGCCGGGGTCGTCGTACCCCGTGTAGCGCTCCTGGCTGGGGTCATCCCCGAAGGGGTTCCTGACCTGCAGGACGTCACACTGCCGGCGCATGTCGTCGGGGGTGAAGATGCGGTGCAGGATGTTGCGCGGGTTGCCGTCCTTGTCGACGGGGAGCATCGCGGCCAGGTCCTTGGGGATATCCTCCAGCCTGTGATCCTCGAAGAACAGCTTGGGGATCTGGTCGGAGGTCTTCTTGATGCAGAAGGACACGTCGAACAGCGACGTGGAGCGGGGGTTCTGGCAGGAGTCGCACTCGAACAGCGGCTTGGGGAAGTCGAGGTGGCGGCAGTGGCGGCAGTTCACCGGCTTGCCCACCACCGCCAGGATGTCCTCGTCGGTCATCGTGTCGTTGCGGGAGTCGGTCAGGTCGAGCAGTATCTCGTTGCACGCGGGGCAGCAGAACATGACCGCCTCGAGCTTGCCGTTGCAGTTCTTGCACTTCATCTCCAGGGAGTCGGCGAAGGCGCTGATCTGCCCGAGGTGCCCACCACCCACGCTCCAGTGCACGAGCTTGCCGAAGACCTTCGGCCGCCGGGCGAGACACTCCCGGCACCCGCGGCCCGTGCACTCAACCCGGCGCATGATGGGGTCACCCTTCTTGTGCCACTTGTTTTCCTCCCGGTAGGTCAGGGGGCGCCCACGATCGTCGTGCGCCTCCACGTCGTGGTAGTCCGCCAGATGGAGTGCCAGGAAGGCGGACATGCGGCGGATGCTGACGTCGCGCGCTGCATCGCGCGCCTTCTCCCCGCTGCCCTGCGGGATGCCCAGCTCGAGGCAGCCGATGCAGTTACCGTTGCTCTTGAGGTCCCCCTTGAAGTCCTCCTCCCAGGTGCGGGAGCAGATGAACCCCTTGTTGGTGCGGGTCTTGGCGAAGTGCTCCGTGTACTCGAAGTAGGGCACGAAGCTGCCATCGTAGGAGGTGTGCTCCTCCGCGATCAGGCGGATCCAGGAGGACTTGGTGGTGGGGTTGAAGCGGTGTCCGACACGCATGCCCATCATTGGGCGGCCGCCGCGGCCGGAGGAGCGCTTGTTGACGGTGTGGCGCAAGCGCCGGTTAAAGCCAGGAAGTGATCTGTTCATCTCTTTCTCCAGTAGTAGCGTTGTGCTTGATCCAGTGTTTGTTTCAACGGTTCTTCGTCCAGATCGTCCGGCTGCGCCCCGTCGAACATGCCAGACGGGTAGCTACAAATCCGAACCTTGTTTGTTTCATAGAGGCGCTCAGCAGCGTCAAGAGCAGCCTTGCGGGCGTCCTCCGTGTTGTCAAGCAGGATGACGACCTCCGCGGAAAGGCGTTGCAGTTGGAGTAGTTGCACGTTTGACAGGTAGACCCCCTGGAGGGCTACCGTGTTCTGCCACCCATGCTGCACCAACCACAGGCAGGCTTTGTACCCCTCCACCAGGTAGATCTTCTGGGCCTCCCCGAAGAATAGACGCGGGTAGACCCTGTCCATCCTCCACAAGTAGTTGCTCTTCTTGATCGTGTAGCCCCGGTAGGCACCATTGAAGCGAACCAGGTGCTTGGCTTTGTACATCTGGTACTTCGGGCGGTCCCCCACCGTGGTCCGCCCGGAGATTCCGACAAGGCGCCCGTGGATGTCCCGCAGAGGAAATGTGATCCTCTCAAGCTCCCGGTCGTATCCCACATCATGGGTGCGCAGCAGCTCCCTGCTAAATCCGGCCTCCAGCAAGTCCGTGGGGCAGTAGTCGAAGACCCCCAGGAGCTGCTCGTTGAGCACGAACTGCTCTGAGAACAGGAATATCTCCTGCCGCTTCTTTGGTTGGTCCTCTTCCAGCCCTTCAGCAAGCTCCGCGCGAAGCCGTAGAGGGACATCCAGCTCGCGCATCAGGGAGATGAAATTCCCGGCGGCCCGGCACCCGTGGCAGAAGTACAGTCCACTGCGGGTGTTGATGTAGAAGCCGCCGGGCGTCTTCTCCTGGTGGAATGGGCATGGGGCAGTTATCTGATCGTCAGTTGCTTGGCGCCACCCGGGGAGGTATCGATCGGCAAGTTGAGCCACAACGGTCATGGCTCCCTCCCATCGCCACCATCCATCTGGCGGCGCGCAGCTTGTGTCTTGGAACGGGATTGGGCGGCGGCAACGCGCTTAGAGGCCCTATCCTGCTCCTCGGCGTAGGCCATGGCCTCCCCCTGCAATATCTGCTGGATCCTCCGCTGGCTCTCATAGGTGTGGACCAGCCTCATCGTGGTGGCTGGGATCACATGCAGGCGAAGTCCGGCCAGGGTGATCTCGCGGGCGGCAGGAATGACCAGGTCGAGGTGCACACCGTCACCTCCGTCCCGCTCCTGCTTGATGACACGGACAGCCATGTCGCAGTCCTGCCCCAGGGCATCGGAGTAGGCGATCTCAGACACGTTCTGCCCCTTCCCGTCCTCGCCGGAGCGGTTCGCCTGTGTAGTGGCGACGACGGGGACCCCAAGGTCGTTGGCGCACCTTTTCAGGGCCCGGGACACGTTGGTCATCGATTCCCAGATCTGCTTCTTCCCCCCGGTGTGCTCCTCCATGAGGTAGGCAGCGTCGGCGATGATCAGATCTGGTTCGAACTCCTCGGCCTTGGCGTATAGGCAGTCGATGTCGTTGGAACCCCTCTCACCCCATCCGGATGTGATCAGCAGGCTAGGAGCCCGCCCCCCGTTGTTGAACCTTGTCTCCTCCTCCGCCATGCGCAGGGAGATGTCGCGGAGAACGGCTTCCTGAAAGGGGTCCAGAGTGCCCATGCGCATGGCGCTGTAGAGCACTTCGGCCTCGCGGGCGAGGATGCGGTCTTCCACCTGCTCGGGGCGAAGCTCCTTGGTGTAGAACAGGACCCGGCAGTTGTACCTGGCGTGGGCGTCGGCGGCTATGTCCACAACGGACCAGGTCTTCATGCTCTTTGGGCGGCCGTAGAAGATGATCAGTTGCCCCCCTATCAGCCCGCGCGTCTGCTCGTTGAGTGGATGATCCTGCCGGCCTGTGCTGTCCAATATCCGTGGGCGTCCATCGTCGTTGAACCGGCCCCAACCTTGCGGGTACGGTATCCCCTGGAGGACGTCTGACGACTTGGCCGCCATGTAGCGTTCCCACGCATCCGGCGCCCCATCCGCCAGGATGATGTCCCCACCCGGGCGTGACCCCATCACCAGGTTGCGCAGGTCGTGGAGCATGAAGGACACGGAGGCGTCCGGGTCGAACTCCAGTGTCTCCCGACCGTCCTCCAGTATCTTCACCACCTGCTTGCCAACCCAAAAGTTGCGCACCTCTTTCACCAGCGCTGCCAGTGTTGTCCTCTTGATCGGTGCTGGTGGGATGTCCACGCTTGGGAAGCGTGCAAGGAGTTGATCCCTGGTGGGGACGAGGTTGCGTGTGTCCGTCCCGCGGAAGTAGTCCATGATGTATTTGAACATCGCCCGTGCCTCCGCGCCGGACATCATCTCCTTGCGGAGACCGGCGCGGAGGACGGGGCGCAGCTCACCCGTCTCAGCGATGAGAGAGATGAGCTGCAGTTCCGGGTTGGGTGGCATGCACTACGCGTGGTGCATGTAGTCGCCGGCCGCGGTCTCGATCCGGAAGCGGTCGTCCATGTCCGTGAAGGTCTGGGCGGCGCGGCTCAGGGCGTGCAGCACCCCGATGCGTGTGGGGATGGGCTCATCATCGTAGGCCGAGACGGCCTTGTCCGCGAAGTCGGCGGACAGCTTGACCCTCTTGACGTACTGGCGGATCTCCTCCTTGGGGTCCTGGAGGGTGACTGTGTGCAGCTTCGTGAGCAGCGCGCGCTGATCTTCCCAGCTCTGCTCCATCCGCAGCAGGGCGTCCCGCAGCAGCTTGTAGATGCCCGCGGAGTCGATGTTGACGTGGGTCCGGTACAGCAGCTGGCCACCCCCGCGGCCACCGCTGCCCTTCTTGGAGCGGACGATGTAGCCGTTGAGGCAGAGCAGCCGGTACATGAAGGACCCGATGGACCAGGCGGAGCCCCCCACCTCGCTGTTGTGCATGTGGAAGCCCTGGAACCCGTAGTCCGCATCGGGGAGCTGCCCCTCCCGTGCGGCCATCTCGTAGATCCGGCGCAGGTCAGCAGGAGCGTTCTTGATGTCGAGCGGCCCCATCTCGAAGGGCTCCCCGGCCACCGAGTAGTGGCTGGAGTGATCGTTGGCGATGTCGCCCCCCATGTGGTCCTGCATGAAGTGGAAGTCCGCCATCATGTCATTGAAGTTCTGCCCCAGGGCGTCGAAGATCTTGACGTCGTCGATGGTGCTGGTCCCGGGGTTCAGGAAGCCGCGGATGTACCCGTCGAACTCATCCTGGGCCGTCTTGAACTTCGAGGCGCGGATGCGGAAGGCCATGCCGTTGCGCTTGAGCCAGCGCTGCACCATCTCCTGCGTCTCCTCGACCTTGATGTGCTGGGGGTTGAAGAACTTGTTCCAGGCAACCCCCATCTTGCGCCCGAGCTGTGCGGTGGCCCAGGGGGTGACCTTCAGGCGCATGGGCTCCGTGAACTCGATCAGCTTGTCATCCTCCCCACGCTTCTTGACGGGGTAGGGGACATCCAGCACGAGGCCGTGGGCACCGGAGTCCGGGGGGATGACCAGCTTGTCCCCGTCCACCACGGCGTCCGGCAGGTTTCGGTCGGCGCGGGCCTGCACCTCCTGCATCATCTGATCAAAGCTGAGAACCTTCCTCTGCGTCCTCAGTATCGCCAAGGGATCCTTCTTCTCCATGTGCTTCCTCCGTTCGGGTGTTGTTGGGGAAAAGTAGTTGAAGTGCGTCTTCTTCCATCGCGGCGATCGCGCGGCGGATCGCCTCCTGCGTTGTGTCGCGGAAGTGCTCCATCCCGCGAAGTGTCAGCTTGCCATAACTGACGTCGGACTTGGAATCGACCTGCGCGAAGTTCGCCTCGAGGATCTCCAGGTGTGCCTCAAGCGTTACCTCTCGCAACACGACGGAGTCAAACACAACTCCGCTGCTCTTGGCAGTCTTCATCGGCGACTCCTGTTCTCGAGGAACTCAATCAGCTCCCCCTTGACATCCTCCACGGCGCGCCAGGCGAACTCCTTGGACATCTTCTTGGCGATCTCATGGGCACGGACCAGCGTCACCTCGTCCTGGGCGCAGCAGATGGTGACCTCGCAGTTGGCACCCATGGACAACCCAGTGTCCAGGTGGGCGTGCTGGCCCCAGATCTTCTTGTCATGCCCAAACCGGACGGTGGCGGGCCCCATGGGCATGTCGTCCACGGAGAAGTACTCGGTCCTGGTCTGGGCCGGGGCGTCGGCGACAGTTCCCTCTTCCTTCGTGTAGGCCTTCCCGAAGTTGGTCGTCGCCCGTGTCCCCCGGGCGGGGTTTGGCGGCGGGCGGCGGCTCATCGGCCAGCCCGCACTGGCTTGAACGCCAGCTCCTTGGGCCCCCCCGGCATGGCCACGATGCGCGGAGCGGGAATGGTCACCTGGGCCACGACGTACGGGCTGATCTCGCCCTGCCGCTCAAGGCGGGTCAGCGCCTTGGCGTCAACCTTGTAGGTCACGTGTGGGGTGACCACCAGGTTGCGAACATCGGGGGCGGCGGACAGCAGGTCATACAGGAGATCTCCCTTGTAGTCCTTGCGGGCCTCCCGGCGGAACCCGATGATGCCGAAGGACACACGAGCAGCGTCCGGGTCGGCATCCAGCGCAGACTGCACAGCCTTCTGCGCGTGGGCCAGTGTGTCGTTGTACTCCTGCATCATGTCAGCGAGTTCGGCGAACAGCTCCTCGTTGGCATCCATGAACTCGAACAGCTCCTCGTTGGCCCGCTCGAACTCAGCGACTGCCTCCTGCGCTCTTTCTTTGGGTGTCATCCTCTCCTCCTCCTACTTGAAAACGTCCAGCTTGTCGAAGTTGCGTTCCTTGATCGGGGTCTTACCCTTCAACATCATGTTGAGAGCGTCCACGTACAGGACCGCCCTCTTCCAAGCCTCTTCCGCCTTCCGCATGGGGCTGCCAGGGGTCATGTCCTTGTTCCGCGCCAGGTAGGCGGGCTGAAACATGGGGATCACGGGGTAGCGGATGGGCATCGCACGCCCGGGGATGGTCAGCTCCAGCATCTCCCCCATGATCTTGGTGATCTTCACCCCCCGCAGGTTCAGCATGTCGGTGCACACGACGTTCCCGTAGGCGACGATGAGCAGGGGGTCGATCCTGTAGAGGATCTCCAGTAAGAGAGGACGGCAGTTGTCCCTCTCCTCCTTCGTGGGGTCCCGCTGCTCGTCCCGGATGATCCCTGACTTGAAGTCCCGAACCCGCGTGTAGGGCCGGCAGCAGACCAGGTTCATGGAGTAGATGTCATCCTTGGTGAGTCCTACCTGGGCGAGGAGGTCGTCCTGAACCGCCCCCCCTTCCCCCACGTGGGGCTCCCCGGCCGCATCCTCATCCTTTCCCGGGGCGGTGCCAATGGTGACAATGTCAGCCTCCGGGTTGCCCACACCGAAGACGATGTGCGTTCTGGTGCGGGCCAACTCCTCACACTTCTGACACCTGTACCACTTCCTGTAGACCTCCTCTAGGTAGGCCTCCGAGGGGGTCAGAACATATTCATCAGACATCGAAGTCCTCCAGCAATGGCAGGTTGATGGGGCGGTAAGGCCCACCCTTGTGTGCCGGCCAGTTCAGCAGCTGGTGGCGGAGCCTGTTGCACATCCGGTTGAAATCCCGAACGTGCATGTCGTCGTAGATCAACACCTTGGGGGTGGGCTTTCCCTCGTAGTGTCTCTGGATGCGCCCCATACCCTGCTGCAGGGCGTTGACCCCCCCGTCCGGGTGAGAGCTGCCGTAGGGGGTGAGCCAGATTAAAAAGTCGAGGGTCTTCTCATCGATGGCCTCCAGCACCAACTGGTGGGTGCCGAAGATGAGCTGCTTGTGGCGCAGGGCGTCCCAGCGCTTGATCACGCTCTGCTTCCCGGTGCATAGGCCCGAGATCTCCTCACCGAAGATCTGGTGCATGAGCTCCAACTGCTCCCTGCTGTGGCTCAGGGCCAGGATCTTTCGCCCGGCATTCAGACACCGGCGGATGTCTCGGCACTGGTAGGCTATGCGATCTGGTCTGGTACCCATATATGTGCGGAGCCGGGACAGGTTGAGGTTCCCGGTCTTGTCCGTCACCGCCGCAAAGACGGTCGGGTCGTGCATGTCCACCGTGAATGGCGTCCGGCGGAAGTAGACAGTGGGCGCGATCTCCTGCAGCAGGTTGGTGTGGAAGGGTCTGCCAATGTGGTAGTAGTAGATCGGCTCCAGACCATCTTCCCTGCCCAGGGTGGCGGACAGGCCGTAGCGCTGCCCGGGGAACATGTCCGAGGTGATGCAGAAGGTGGGAGCGGAGAGGTGGTGCACCTCGTCCCACCAGATGCTGCCGAAGTGGCGCCGCATGGCGGGAGATATGGCGTCCGCGTACCTAGCCAGGGTCTGGAGCATCGCGACGGTGATCGGGCGCTCCCAGTCCCACCCCCGCGGATCCCCCTGGATGACTCCGATCCCCCCATCGAACCCGAGTAGCTCCTTGATCCTGTCCCGCCACTGATTCATGATGGTGGACTGCCCCACGATGATCAGCGCCGGCATCGCGAGCCTGGAAATGCATTCCAGGGCCACTACCGTCTTACCCTTCCCACAATTGTGGACTACGACACCCCCAGCCACGTAGTTGTGATTAGGACCACGGCATGCCACGTCGAAGACGCGCTCTCGGCGTCTTCCCCCCATGCTCACGATCTTGGCGGGGACCACCGCGCTTCCCGACCCCTCCACCATGACGTAGTCTCCGGCCCCCAGAACCCCCCGCTGAACCCACCCACCCGGAGTTAGGATCTCGTGATCGTCGGTGACCCGGAGAACCATCCCGTTCTCCAACCGCATCTCTTCCGTGCAGCGAAATCCATTGAAGGAGATGCCGATAACCTCCTGCAGCCCCACAAGCCCCCCCTGGTTGCTGCGGATGAATGTCGGGATTCTTGGATCCCACCGATAGCGGTTTCCCAAGTCATTAAAACGATCGTGGGCAGTGGCCGCATCCATCCGGAACCCCTTTCCCGCCCGGTGGAGTCGAAGTTCTGTTTCGCCGGAGATGCATGCCAGATTCAGGATTCCGCCCCGCCCACGCGCGTGCTGCTCCCATGCGGCGAGGGCGTCCCTCTGGATTGTCTTGTCTGGCCACAGCTTGTCGGGGACCACCTTGCTGTGAAACAGGATCCGCGGGTACTCCTTCGGTGCCAGATCTACGACAGGGCAGCGCAGGGTTGCAAACTGATCATCCGTAAGGAAAGATCGCGGCACGACGATGTGGTGTCTCGTCTCTTTCCACAGGGTCAGCGTGTCTTGCTCCCCGTTGACGTTCACCAGGAACTCCAGCGCATTCTTGATCGCCCGGACGTTCCTTCCCTCTTTGGGGAGGTAGAGGGATGTCCCGGTGTAGGCAACACCGGGCTCCCTGGTGTGAAAGGTCGGCATCTACTCCCCGCCGGTACTTGGAGGCTTTCGCCCAAACCGGAAGACCGTGAAGAAGGAGTACCCCTCCCACATGCCACCCCGGCACATCCCGGTCAGCACGTCGTACCCGAACCTCTCGAAGGCGGTCTCCCCCTCCCTGACGACGCCGGCAGGAACCTCAGAAGACTCAACACCCCCAAGCGGTCTCCCGTGGTACCCCCGGTCACTGTACATCGCCGACCTGGAGACCGGTGAAGTTGCCGCCCCCGTGACAACTCTCCCGCAGTCACTGTAGTCGGGGCAGTTCTGGCAGGTGAAGTCGGATGCTTTGAAGTACTGGCTCTTCCCGAAACACCCCTTCCTTGCCGTGTCCCGTCCTTCGTATCTTTTGCTGAACAATTCCATCCTCCTCGAACTGGTTAAGTTGCGGGTGGCTCATAACTAAACGGCTTATAGCGATGGTTCCGAGATTTTGTCACCTTGACACCCCCAGTGGGGGCTGGATAGTATTGCCCCAGTCTCCCTCGGAGGAACCATGGGCAAGTACGACGTTGATTTCTATGACGATCCCCACGGGGAAGTCCTCCGTCGCAAGATCCCCAACCCACAGGACCTCCCGGACTTCATCAAGACCGCCGAGATGGCCGTGGGCCCCACCCATGAGCAGCTCCCGGACGACGTCTTCGCCCTGATCCTCAATGACCGCGGCAGGGTCATGCGCAAGTTCGCCTGCTTCGACAAGGGCAACACTGCGCTGTCTGTGATCTACTTCCTCGAGAACGCCCACCACTTGCCAGAGGAAGCGCAGAAGGTGGCAGCCCTCAACCTGGTTGAGTCTTGCGCTGCCTACGACTTGGCGGTTCCAGCTCCCCTGGAGAAGCTCGCCGGGTGTTCCAGAGGCTCCGGGCAGAGGATGGTAGATGTCGCTGGCAAGAAGCCCCCGCGCCCCGTGCTGAAGGCCAAGAAGCACGCCCTGGTCAAGGAGGGGGAGGCCCGCTACCCGATTGACGACGTTGAGTCGGTGAGCCGGGCCATCGCATACTTCGTGGACAACTACCGCGACTTCGACCCCTTCGACAGGCGCATGTACTGCATCAAAGTGGCCTCCGCCGCGGACAGCCTGGGTCTGGGGCGACATGTCTCCCAGATGATGCGGGACTATGCCGCCACCACCAGGGCCCCCGCGGGGCACATCAAGGTGGCCGTACTGTCCCGCCGCAGCGCCTTCCCGGAAGACGCCGCCGAGCGGGACGTGCTCGAGGGGCTCGTCAAGCAGGCCTCCTTCCTCCCTCCCGAGGTGCTGGCCGCGACGTTGGAGAAGTTCGATCGGGAGACGGGGTTGCACAACCGCTGGGATGGGGCCGTGATGGACCCCTACGCTTCCGTGTTCGCTGTGGAGAAGGTGGCCAGCTGGTCGTTCTCCCATCAAGGGCGCACGATCACCGAGGAGGAGCTGCAGGGAGCCGTAAAGGACAAGGAACGGGTGAAGGAGGTTCTGGGTCCGGATGTCGCCGGGGGTCTCGCGGAGAGCCCGGTGGAGACCTTCGACTCCCTGCCCACACCCCACAAACTGATCATCATGAGCATGGCAGGAGTGTGAGATGAGCAAGCACGACAGCAAGGCGTTCGGGGCGCAGGTCGCCCACATCCCCCACCTGAACAAGAAGGAGATCGCGGACCTGCGCGAGGACGTGGACCAGGGCTTCATCGCCGCCGAGGCCCGCGCGGGCTACCCGGAGCTGGACTGGCTCGACGGGGCCGGCCCCGTGGTCGCCGGCGGGGACATCGTCCTCAAGGGGCGCAACCTGCTCCAGGGGAGGACCTTCGACTCCCTGGCCGTGGGGACGGGCACCGCCCTGCTGACCTTCACCATGCTCAAGCCCGGCAAGTCCGGCTACAGCGTGGAGATCGTGGATGACGGCGCCCTGTCCATCGTCCTGACCACCAAGAAGGTCACCGTCAACGTCAACGCCGGTGTGACCACCGCGGCTCAGGTGGCCACCGAGTTCAACAAGGCCGGCGGGACGATGAAGGGCATCATGCGCTGCGTGGACGACGGCGTGGCCGGCGCCGGCACCCCCGCGGAGGCTGCCGAGGCCGACCTGGCCGGCGGGGTCGGGGAGTACGACGGCTTCTGGGCCAAGGTGGGTGGTGTGGCGTGTCTGCCCTCCCATGCGACCGGCGAGACCCCGGCGGCGACCTGGGGGGATACCCAGGTCGCCCTGACCGTCCCTGCCCTGACCGGCAAGGCTGCCATCGACCGGGTGGTGGTCGAGCTGGCCTGCGACGGCATCCAGTGCAAGGCGCTCGCGGCGGACTGCGGGCAGACCGCCCTTGATGTGTCCGCTGCCGCGGCTTCTGCCGCCGCTGCCCTCGTGTCCGAGACCAACGCGGGCCTCTCTGAGGCTGCGGCCGCTGTGTCCGAGACCAACGCAGCCAACTCCGCCATCGCGGCGGCCGCCGTGGTCCCGGCGCTCAAGAAGCGCACCAGCTTCCCCGAGCTGGACTTCATCGATGGGGGGGCCTTCGCGGCGGCCGGCGCCGCCGGAGTCGTCCTCAAGGGGCGCAACCTGCTGGGCACCAAGCTCTTCGACGAGCTGGTGACGGCGGTGGGCACCACGGCGGAGCTGACCTTCACCATGCTCAAGCCGGGGGTCTCCGGGTACAGCGTGGAGATCGTGGACACGGGGGCGCTGAGTGTGGCCCTGGCGGTGAAGAAGGTCACGGTCAACATCGACGCGGGTGTCACGACCGCCGCGCAGATCGCCACGGAGTTCAACAAGGCGGGCGGCACCATGAAGGGTGTGATGTGCTGCAACGACGACGGAGTGGCCGGTGCGGGCACCCCGGCCGCGGCGGTGGAGGCTCCGCTGGCGGGCGGTCTGGGCACCTACGGTGAGGAGCAGGTGCTGGTCGGTGGCGTGGAGGCCCTTCCGGCGCATGCCACGGGTACCGCGGTCTCTGCGGCGTGGTCCAACACGGGGGTCAACGTGGACGTCCCCGACCTGACCGCTTCCGGGATGGCGGCTTCCGACGTCGCAGCAGTGGTCATCGAGGCCGGCGGGGTGTTCACACAGCAGCTCTCGGTCACGCTGGCGTAGTCCGCAGCGGCGCGCCGTGAATGAGCGGGAAGCGGAACTCGTCCGGGCCCTGAAGAGCCTGGATACCACCGAGGATCGCTCTCCTCGGCACCGGCGAGTTTCGCCTGTCCTGCGCAGCAACATCTTCCGTCACCACGACGCCCACCCGCTGGCTCTGGCCACCATCCTGTTCGAACGGTTCGGCCCCAACTGGCTGCCGTGGCACTACGACACACTGTGGATGGAGATCTCTCGGGAATTTCACACAGACAAGATCTCCGATCACACCAAGCAGAAGGTCCAGGCGATCCGCACGGCGCTGATCAGCGACTGGGTGTGGACGAAGTGGGAGGTGTTCTGCCCCGTGGTCCAGGCGCTGAACAACAACATCCCCGACTTCGCCATCATGAGGAAGCCAGAGCCGGGGCAGATCATGGTGACCGTGGATATCTTGAAGCAGGTCCGGGACGACGAGGAGTACAGCGACGAAGTCCAGGGGTTCTGCGCCTCGTCCCTCTTGGAGCGGGGGATCACGTACGCCCCGCCCCCCATCGAGTTCTGCCAGGATGAGATCGACCGGTACCTGGTAGAGAACAAGATCCCGGCGGTGCCTCAGGATGTTGGCAAGCGTCTCCGGGAGGTGGAGGGCACCCCCGTGGAGGAGGTGGAGCTTCGGGAAGATGTCGTTGACGTCCAGGTGGCCAAGCTACTCATTGCACGCGACTACTTGAAGATGCGAAGATCACAGTTGAAGGTGCAGCTGGAGAGTATGAAATGAGGATGGCGACGGCACTCGCGTTCCGCGACGAGTTGGAGAAGCAGGCCCTGCTCGGGTCTGCCACATCCGCGTTGTGGAAGAGCTCCCTGGGGCGCACCGCGGCAGGCAGCGCAGTGGGGGCCGGGGTGGGTGCCCTGACCTCCCCGGACGACAGGAAGGGGGGTGCTATTCGGGGTGGTCTTCTCGGTGCGGGTGCCGGGTTGGCCGCCCCCCTGCTCACCAGAAGTGGGCGCGCCGGCGCCGGGAAGTGGGCGAGTGGGGTCTACCAACAGCAGAAGTACGCCATCACCGGGAAGGGTGTGAACCCCGCCGAGAGAAAACTCGCCGACGCTGTCTCCAAGGCAAAGGCAGCCCCACTGGAGGAGCCCGGGCGCATGGCCAGACTCCGTGGGCGCAGTTCCGGTGATGTCCGAGCCGCAGGTATTGCCTCTGCCGAAAAGGAACAGGGGCGGTATCTTGCCGCCAACAAGGCCGGCCTGACGAACGTCCCCGGTCTGTACCGGGCTGTTAAAAGCGACCCCGCTGCCACACTCAAGGCTGGCTGGAAATCGATGGGTGGGCTGGACAAGGCCATGATCGTGGGGTTCACCGGGATGGAAGGGGCCAACCTCGTCAACAAGAACACAGAAGAGGGGGCGGGGGAAAAGGCTGGGCGTATGGCAGTCGGAACCCCAGCCTGGATGCTCACGAGCCGTATGGGCTTCGTCCCGGCCATGGTCGGGATGATGGGAGGAAGTGCTCTTGGCGGGTATGCTGGCAGGGGGATTGACAAGTTGCGCGGGTACAAGCCGCCAGATCAACGACAGCTTGCGCCACCTCCGCGGCAACTCGCACCGGCCCCGGTGGAGTAATGGAATCCCTCTCCTCCACGCGATTCTCCAGGACCAGAGGGCGCGACGGGACCTTCTCCCGGGGGGTTCTGTACCCCAACCCGTTCTTCGACGTCAGCCAGACATACCTCCCGAAGACGATCAAGAGCCTGTTCGAGTGGTGCCGCTACTTCTTCATGGTGCACCCGCTGATCAACGCGACCGTCTTCAAGCTCTCGCAGTACCCGATCCGCGACGTTGTCTACCACACTGAGGATCAGGGGCTGAAGTTGCGGTGGTCCACGTTCATGGAGGACCATCTCCAGTACCGCTCCTTCATGGAGGAGGCCGGGCTGGACTTCTTCACCTACGGGAACTGCCTGGTAAGTCTCTCCTTCCCCTTCGTCAAGAAGCTCACCTGCGCCGCGTGTAAGCACACGAGAGCAGCTCGCGATGCCAAGTACGATTTCCGCGGCTTCGAGTTCTACTGGCAGTGCCCCTCATGTGGAACGCATGGGCCGGCCCGCGCGCGCGACGAGTACGTTCGGGCCTCCAGCGACATCAGGCTTGTGCGCTGGAACCCTGAGGATGTGGACATCACCAAGAGTGAGGCCACGGGACGCCTGACCTACTTCTACAGGATCCCCACGGCGCTGCGGAATGACGTGATGATGGGCAAGAAGCACATCCTCGAGGAGGTGCCACAGCTCTTCATCGACGCCATGAAGAACCGCCGCTCGGTGGTGTTTGCGGACGGGGCCCTGTTTCACTTCAAGAGACCCACCCTGGCGGGGAAGGATCAGGGATGGGGCATGCCGCTGGTCCTGCCAGTGCTCAAGGACACCTTCTACCTGCAGATCCTGAAGAAGGCGCAAGAGACCATCGCCATGGAGCACATCGTGCCCCTGCGCACGATCTTTCCCCAGGACACGTCGACGGCCGCAGCCTACAACTCGGTCAACCTGGGGCGGTGGAAGGACCAGATCGCCATGGAGATCAACCGGTGGCGTCGGGACAACAACTACATCCCGATCCTCCCCCTCCCCGTGGGCACCCAGAGCATTGGTGGGGAGGGCAGAGCCCTACTCTTGGGGCAGGAGGTGCGCATCTGGAGTGAGCAGATCCTGGCGGGCATGGGGGTCCCCTCAGAGTTGATCTTCGGTGGTGTGAGCTATTCGGGTAGCAACGTCTCCCTCCGCATGCTGGAGAACTTCTTCATTGGCTACCTGCAGGGGCACCTGCGCCTCCTCAAGTGGATCATCCGCAGCGTGGGCATCTATATGGACTGGCCCCTAATCGGGGCCAGCTACAAGCCTTTCAAGATGGCCGATGACCTGCAGCGGCAGGCCTACTACTTCCAGTTGTCCCAGGCCGGGAAGATCTCGGACAGCACCCTGCTCTCCTACGCGGATCTCGATGCGGACAAGGAGGACCTGACCATCCAGCGCGAGACCAACCAGCGCGCCGACGCCCTCAAGAAGGCGCAGATACGCCAGGCCGAGATCCAGGGGGAGCAGAGTCTTGTCATGGCCCGCTTCCAAGCGCGCGCGCAGCGGGAAATGGCAGAGCACGCCGCCACAGCAACCCCCACCCCCGGAGAGCCCGGGGCGGAGGCGGAAGGGGTCCAGGGAGACTCGATGTCCCCCCATCCCGATCCGCAGATGATGCGCGCCCAGGCCCAGATGAACCCACCTCCCCAGGTACCCAGGGCGCGCATGGACACCCCCAACGAGATGATGGGAAGCCGCCTGGGGTTGGGTAATGCGCTGCCCACCCCAGCTGGGCCGAGTGATATGATGGGGCATGCCAATCTGGACTTGATCTCCCAGGCGCAGTATCTCGCTACCCAGCTCGGCCAGATGGACTCAGAGTCGCGTGATGCGGCCCTGATGAATCTGCGGTCGCAGAGCAGGGAGCTCTACAGCGTCGTCCTGTCCATGCTGTTCGGTGGTGGTGGTGGCGGGGCTAAAAATGGGGCGGCCGGCAAGCCCCTTCCGGAGCAGCGGCCGCCCCGCAGGGGCCCTGGATCAGCTCTGATCTAGCTCGAAGGCACCTGGTTGACGGAAGCCGAGGATCTTCTCGGCCTCCTCCATCCTTCCTTCACCCAGAGAGTCGATGCCGCAGCGGGCACAGACGAACACGGGTAGGCGTCGGCTGAAGTAGGCGCCGTCGATCACCGTGCCCAGGATGAAGGCGAAGGCTGCCCCCACAAGGCGGCAGTTACAGTACGGGCAGAACTCGTTGTTGGCAGCATCCCCTACCGGGGAGAACTTCACGGCGAGGCACTTGGTATGACCGAACTTCTCACCGGCCCCATCCGGGAACAATGCGGGCTCAAACCCACTTCCCCCGACGAAGGAGCCAACGGAGACCTTGACGACATCGTCCCCCTGGTAGAGGGGTCCACTGCAGAACATGCACGGTATCATCATTCTCCATACTCCGCGTAGACGCCGGTGCCCAGAACGCGGTGTGCTGTGACAAGCCCCTCCCCACACCCGTCATCCATGTAGCTGGCCAGCCCCTCCTCGGTGCAGGCCGGGCACACGAAGACTGTCCGCGTGGTGGACATCACCAGCTCCAGCCCCTCATGTGTACTCGCAACAACACCCTGCTGGAACCCGTACACTTCTGGGAACTCATCGAGCCCGCAGGTGCAGTATGCACAGCGGTACCTGGAGGTGGTAGCGGGAGCAGCGAAGCAGTTCTCGAGGCACTCCTCGTGGAGGTACTTCTCATCATCACCATCGTCAAAGTGGGCCTGCTCGACGACGATGTCCTCCTCCGAATCACCCTCCTGCTGGACGGTCAGATCTGTGAGAACAACCAGAGCCTCCCCCACCCCGATTGGCTCCTCACATAAAGAACATAATGGAAGACGGTCAGGGTCAGACATGCGGGATTTGGGCCTTTAACTCCCGCTGGAAGCTGGAGTTAATCTCGTGGGCGCCCCATAGGACGCCCACGAGAAAACCTACCCAAAACACCTCCTCTCCTAACTAGTCCTCGTCCTCGTCCTCGTCATCCGAGTCGTAGTCCTCGTCCTCGGGGCCCTCGTCGTCGTCGGGGACGCCGTTGTAGGCGTCCTCGACATCCCCCCCGAAGCCGTCGTCGTCCCCATCCTCCTGCAGCTTCAGGATGGGCCGGGGACGGTGAGAGCGGTGGGGGTTGGGGGGATCGAGCCAGATCTGCATGAACATTACTGCCTCCTTGTGGGTTGTACTTGTCTTATACCCTCGTTGGTGGGGGGTATTCGAGTAGCTTATAGCGTTGCCCCTTCATCTTTTCCCCGATGTTCTGGTAATCTACACCGGGTAGAGGGAGATCTGAATGGCACATCTGAGACCGCAAGAAGGCTTCGACGTCCTGAAGGGGCGTGTGCAGGAGACCCTGGAGGGCATGTTCCCCATCAAGGGGCGCAAGAACTCCCTGGTCCTCAACAGCGTGGAGATTCGAGACAACCTCCCGGTCGGAGACATCAGGTCCCAGAAGAAGGCCAAGGAGGCGGGGCGGAGCTGGGAGATACCAGTCAACGCGGACGTCTCCCTGACCGGCCCGGACGGGAGGGTCATCGACCGCAAGAAGATGCGGATCATGAACCTGCCCAAGACCACTGGGCGCTACTCCTATATCGTGGGGGGCACCGAGTACCAGCTCGACAACCAGTGGGTCTTGCGCCCGGGGGTCTACTCCCGCGTCACGGACAGCGGCGACCTGGAGTCCCAATTCAACTTCAAGGGCGGCGGATTCCGGATGGATTTCGACCCGAAGACGGCGAAGTTCAACGTGCGGAAGTCCTCCTCTGGAGCCAGCATCCCCCTGTACCCACTCCTCCAGGAGATGGGGGTCTCGGACAAGGACCTGGAGAAGCAGTGGGGGCCGGAAATTCTGCGGGCCAACCAGGGGGGTGACCGGGAGAAGGCCTTGATGGCCTTCAGCAAGTCTGTTGTCGGCTCGAAGGTGGAGGATGTCCACGCGGCGCGGGAGAGCCTCCGTGAGTTCATGAGGACCGCCGAGCTGGACCCCGGCGTCACAGAGCTGACTCTCGGGCAGAAGTTCAACACCGTTAACGGGCACGCCATGAGTGCCGCGGCAGGCAAACTGTTGGGGATTAGCCGGGGTGAGGCGAAGCCCGACGCGCGCGATGCCCTGATGTTCAAGCGGTTCCGCGCGGTGGAAGACTACGTCTCCGAGGGTCTGACGGACCGCTCCAAGGAGATCATGCGCAGGATAGGCAACAACATCGACAGGAAGCGCAACGTGCGCGACGTCCTGCAGCCGGACATCCTGAACAGGCCAATCCACGTGGTGTTCACCAAGACGTCTTTGTCCAGCACCCCTGATCAGGTCAACCCGCTCGAGATGTTGGGTGGGGCCATGAAGACCACCATCACCGGGGAGAAAGGAATCACTTCGGCGCATAGGATCTCCGAGGATGCCAAGTTGGTGGACCCCTCCCACTTCGGCGTTCTGGACCCCATGCACACACCGGAGGGGGACAAGACCGGCGTGTCCCTCCAGATGGCCATGGGTGCCCAGAAGCGGGGGGATACCGTCGCCGTCCCGCTGTTCAACCTGAAGAAGGGGAAGATGGAGATGGTGACCCCCGAGCAGATCCACAAGACCACTGTGGTGATGCCGGATCAGGTCCGCTGGAAGGGTGGGCGCCCCACGGCGTCCGGGAAGGTCAAGGCCTCCATGCCCGGAAACGACGTGGGGCAAGTCAGCCTGGCCGACGCGGACTATGCCATGCGCTCCCCCACGCAGCTCTTCTCTGCCGCCTCCAACCTCATCCCGTTCATGCAGAGCACTTCGGGCAATCGCTCCACCATGGCCGGTCGTCACATGGAGCAAGCCATCCCGTTGGTGCACCGCGAGGTGCCCCTGGTGCAAACCACTATCGACAAGTCCACCAATTCCAAGACGTTCAATGAGCTTCTGGGGGCCCAGAGCCACCAGCGGTCTCCGGTCTCGGGAGAGGTTGTGGCCGTCAAAAACGATGCAGTAGTGATCCGCGACAGCAAGGGCAAGCGGCACGAGGTCCAGACGTACGATCACTTCCCCCTCAACGACGAGAAGAGCTTCCTGCACTCAGAGCCCCTCGTGAGGGTGGGGGACCGGGTCGCGGCCAAGCAGGTGGTAGCGGACACGAACTTCACCCGGGGTGGGCAGTTGGCCCTGGGTACGAATCTCCGGGCCGGATACTTCCCCTTCAAGGGCTACAACTATGAGGATGGGGTGGTGATCAGCGAGTCCGCGGCGCAGAAGCTGGCGAGCACTCACATGCACCGGAAGGGCGTCGACCTGGACGAGGACCACGCTCTGGACAAGAAGAAGTATGTGGCCCACTACGGAACCAGGCTCACCGGAGATCAGGTAGACAAGCTGGACCCCAACGGTGTGATCCGTGTTGGGCAGGTTGTAAAGCCTGGAGATACGCTGATCGCCGCCCTTCGAAAGCGCAAGAAGGACGATGATGAGTCTCGGATGATGGGGCGCATGCACAAGAGCCTCATCAAGCCCTTCGACGACGTAGCGGTGCGCTGGGAGAGTGACCACCCTGGAGTGGTCACCAACGTGATACACCGCGGTAAGCGCGCCGAGGTGCACGTCAAGACGGCAGAGCCCGCGGAGATAGGGGACAAGGTCGCCGGGCGCCACGGGAACAAGGGTATTGTGACTGGAATCTTCCCCGATGACGAGATGCCCCGCACCACGGATGGCAAGATACTCGACATCGTACTGAACCCCACGGGGGTGCCTGGTCGCGTGAACCTGAGTCAGATGCTGGAGACCGCGGCCTCCAAGATTGCAGAGAAGACGGGCAAGCCCTACCGGGTGCAGAACTTCGACGGAACCCAGGACATCACCGCGAGGATCCAGCGCGAGCTCAAGGCACACGGGCTGACGGACAAGGAGGACATCCTCATCCCCGAGAAGGACCCCACCACGGGCGCAGTCACCATGCGCAATGCTGGGCAGGCGTTGGCTGGGCAGCAGTACATCCACAAGCTGAAGCATCAGGTTGGCCGGAAGCTGACGGCACGATCTGGGGGCCCCGGGTACGCTTATGACCGGGACAGGATGCCCAGATCCGGTGGCAAGACGAGTGCGCAGAGCATGGATGCCCTGGGGCTGTACGCGATGCTTGCCCACGGGGCTACGCACAACATTCGGGACATGCAGACCTACAAGAGCAATGCCGACATGAACGATGAGCTGTGGTCGGCAATCCAGTCCGGGTCCCCCCTACCTCCCCCGCGCCCCACCTTCGCCTACGACAAGTTCATGGGGTACCTCAAGGGGCTGGGGATCAACACGACCAAGTCCGGCAACCAGATCTCGCTGCTGCCCATGACGGACAAGCAGGTCCTCGAGATGAGCAACGGGGAGCTTCGCGACCCGGGGCGCATGATCGTTGGCAGGACGGACCTTGAGGAGGACCATGGGCTGTTCGACAAGAAGGTGACGGGGGGGATGGAGGGGACGAAGTGGGCACACATCTCCCTCCCCGAGCGCATCCCCAACCCGATCTTCGAGCAGGCCATCGTAGGGGTCGCTGGCATCAAGAACAAGGAGTTCACGGGGATCATGGATGGGTCGTTGGGGGTGGACCCCAAGACGGGGACCATCGTGGACGGCAAGCTCAAAGGATCTCTAGCGTTCGGCCAGGCCATCGAGCACCTTCTGGGGCGCATCGATGTGAAAAAGGACCTGGCCGCGGCCGAGGTGGCCCTCAACAAGCCGGGCCTCACGGGCAACCGTCTGGACCAGGCCAACCGCCGGGTACGCTACCTGCGGGTGCTTGACGCACATGGCATGACCCCCACCGACGCCTACATGGCGAAAGAAATCCCCGTCATGCCCCCTTCCATGCGTCCGCTGTCCTTGATGCCAGACAGGGGCATCAACCTGGATGACCTGAATGGGATGTACAAGGGCCTCGGCCTGGCGGCGAAGAAGATGCGAGAAGCTAACCCCCGCCTGCTGCCGAAGGAGGAGATGGATAAGCGGCGCGCCATGATGTACGACGCCGCCAAGAGCTTGTCCGGGCTGGGGGGCTACCTGAACCGGGACTACCGAGGGATCTTGGACGTCATTCGGGGCAAGACGGTGGTGCGCGGGCAGGACAAGGGTGGGAAGCCCGCCGAGGGCTTCTTCCAGAAGAAGGTGATAAAGCGCCGGCAGGACCTCAGTGCCCGCGGGGTTATTGTTCCTGAGCCCGAGATGGGGATGGACGAGGTTGGGTTCCCGCGCGGGGCAGCCATGGAGGTCTACAAGCCATTCGTCGTTCGCGAACTGCGCAACATCAGCGGGATGTCCCCCCTTCAGGCCCAGCAGGCTGTCAAGGATGGGGACCCCCTGGCCATGCGTGCCCTCGAGAGGGTTGTTGAGCAGCGGCCGATGCTGTTGAAGAGGGACCCCGTCCTGCACAAGTACGGTGTCCAGGCCTTCAAGCCGCGCCTCATCAGCGGGAAGGCGATCAAGGTGCACCCTCTCGTCACCAGCGGGTACAACGCCGACTTCGACGGGGACCAGATGAACGCCTACATCCCCCTGTCGGAGGACGCGGTGCTCGAGGCGCGCAAGATGCACCCCTCGAACAACCTGTTCCACCCGGCGACGGGGGCTGTGATGTACACCCCTGCGCAGGAGTCCAGGCTGGGGCTCTACATGGCCACCCGCATGGGGGAGGAGACGAAGAAGACCTTCACCTCGGTCGCAGAGGCGGCGAAGGCGGTTGCGGCCGGATCTCTGGCCGTTGACGCGGTGGCCACCATAGGGGGGAAGAGGACTACCGTGGGGCGACACATGGTCGCCAACAACGTCCCGGCCCCTCTCCGAGACGACATCCTGTTCGGGGACCCCCTGGACAAGAAGAGGCAGTCCTCTCTTCTCTCGGAGATAGGGCGGAAGCATAAAGATCAGTTTTCCGACGTGGCCAACAAGCTCAAGGACATCGGCAACAGGCACGCCACCAACACGGTGTTCTCTCTCGGCCTCGCGGACATCACGGCCGACAAGAAGATGCGCGACAAGCATGTGCGCGCGGCAGATCGAGCCGTCGACGCCGTGCGTGCAACACAGGGGCTCACCGCCGAGCAGCGCGATGCGAAGATTGTACAGATCTACGATGCGGCCAGCCAGAAGATGGAAGCAGAGTTGCGGAAGGGTCTCACGGGCAAGGACAACAACCTGGTGCACATGATGAATGCAGGGATCAAGCCCACCATGCCAGTCTACCGGCAGATCCGGGCGGCCCCCATGCTCATGATGAACGCCAAGGGTGAGATCATCCCCGAGCCGATCAGGAAATCCTATTCGGAGGGCTTGGACGTGGGTGACTACTGGACCTCGATGTCTGGCGCCCGCAAGGGTGTGGTACAAAAGGTCCAGTCCGTCAGCCAGCCCGGCTACGTTTCCAAGCAGATCAACAACGCCATCATGGATGTCACAATCGGGTCTGACGATTGTGGGACCAGCAAGGGGATCACCCTTCCCGTCCAGGACAAGGAGGTGTTGGACCGGTTCCTGGCGGCTCCTGTGAAGTCGGGGCGCCGAACCTACGCGGCAGGTACACTCGTGACCCCTGGTGTGCGGGACAGCTTGAGGAACAACAAGGTGTCTCAGGTGCTGGTGCGCAGCCCACTGAAGTGCCGGCACGGGCGCAGCATCTGTGCCACCTGCTACGGGCTGGATGAGAATGGGGAGAAGGCCTCCAAGGGGACCAACGTGGGCATCATCTCTGGGCAGGCTTTGGGGGAGCCGGCCACACAGATGTCCATGCGCGTCTTTCACGAGGGTGGTGTCGCCCCTGTGGGTGCCGCCGGGAGGAAGGGTGCCGCGCTGACGGACGACTTCGTTCGGGTCAAGCAGTTGATCCACATGTACGACAAGATCCCAGGGTCGGCTACACTGAGCACCGTCGGGGGGAAGGTTGGCTCCATCGTGAAGAACCCGGCCGGCGGCCATGACGTGGTCATCGCGGGGGTGAAGCACTATGTACCTCACAGCCGCGGGGTGCCATCCATCATGTCCAAGAGTGGTAATCTGGTGCCCCTGCACGCTGGGGTCGGCGTCGGGAAGGGCGACCCCCTGTCGGCAGGGCCCATCAACCCACACGAGCTGCTCCCCCTGGGGGGGCTCGACCGGGTGCAGAACTATTTGGCGGACTCGCTATATGGTCTGTATGGCTCCAGTGGTGTGCGCCGCCGCAACGTGGAGACCGTGGTTCGATCGATCACGGACGTCGGGCAGATCCAAAACCCTGGAGATAACCACGATCTTATCCGCGGGGATCTCGTCCCCATGTCCAAGACCCGAGAGGCCAACCGTGCCCTGTCCAAGGCAGGGAAGACTCCGGCGCAGGTGAGGCCACTCCTCCGTGGCATCAACATCATGCCGAAGGAGGTGCGGTCGGACTGGATGGCCCGCCTCAACCGGGAGCGCCTGCACGAGACTGTGATGGACGCCGCGGCCCGAAACTGGTCAAGTAATATCCACGGCACACATCCGATCCCCGGCATTGCCTACGGGGCGGAGTTCGGCAAGGAAACACCGTACTGAGGAGAATGCAATGAGCCTGCGGGAACACATGAAGGCCGCCTTCTACGAGGAGCTTACGGATATTGAAAAGACTGCCCTTGTCCGGGAGGGTCTCACCGCCTGGTCTCGGTTGGCCGGTGCGGGCACCGAGGCCGCGACGGCCGGTGAACGAGTCTTCGGTGCCGCTAACAAGGGCGGGTTCTTCAACACGCTCAAGCACCACTACGGGGTGGGGGCCAAGGCGGCGGACGATGCTGCCAAGGCGGCAGGGGAGGAGGCCGGGGGTATCAGCCGGGCGTGGTCGGGCCTCAAGGAGGTGCACAAGCAGACCCCCATTACGGGCATGGCCGCCACCGCGGCTGCTCCCGTTGCCGCCGGCGGTGTGATGTTCGGCGGGGACAAGTACTACAACCGGTAGGTGGAGCCACCGGTCACACATAGTTACTCGTCCGCATGGATCGAGAAGGGGACCATCATCGACGTGGACCTCCGCGCCTGGACGTGTACCGTCAGGACGGAGTACGACGGAAAGGACATCGCCAACCTCCAGATAGCAGCACCATATTTTCACTACCACTCGGGGGAGGGCATCTACGCCCTGCCAGAGGTGGGCGCCCAGGCCCTGGTCTGCTACCCCTCGGACAACGACCCCCCCTTCATCATCGGGTTCGTCGGTGTCCCGGAGAAGGAGGGGCAGAAGGCCGAGGAAGATCCCAAGCTGTTCATCGGGGACGACACAGCCGAGGCCTCGGAAGCCTCCCCGACCGTAGCAGGTGGGAACACGTCGTTTGCCAGCCACCGGGGTGGCCGGAGACTGCTAACCCCCGGGTCCATCGCGCTATACGGTCGCGACGGGAACCGGGTGGTTCTACACCGCGGCGGGGTACTGGAGATCGGCTCCACGGCGATGTGTCAGCGCTTCTACATCCCGGTGATGAACATGATCCGAGACGTCGCCGAGAACTTGAGGGCCTCCACCCCTGGCGGGGAGCTGTTCTGGACCGTAGACCGCCAAGAGACGTCGGGGGGTACGGCCGCGGGGACCAGCTACCGCCTCTCCCTGCGGGACAAGGTGGACGACAAGAAGGCCTCTGTGCAGCTGGCACTGGGGCATGTGGACAGCTCCAGCCTCTACGAGCTGGTGGTCGACCCGACGAACGTAGACCCCACGGCGGGCACCTTCTCCGTGACCCCCAAGTACCGGATGCGCATCTCCGCGTCCGGCAACGTCATCGAAGATGTGCAGGGATCGACAACGGTTACCATCAAGATGGGGCGCACGGTGGAGGTCACAGGGTTGGACAAGTTGACCGTGCGGGGCGCGCGCACCGTGGAGATATCCGGGGCGGAGACTAAGACCATTAAGGGCGCTCAGACTGTTGATGTTTCCGGGGTGAGCACTACTGTGGTCAAGGGCGCCTACACACTCAAGGCGCCCTCCGTCAACATCGGGATCAACGCCACAGAGCCGGCTGTGCTCGGGGTGCAGCTCACGACGTGGCTGCTGAAGAACCTCATTAACGTCATGTACCTCGACCCCTCGAAGAAGGCAGAGATGGCGGCAGAGCTGGCCAAGATCGTCTCCAAGACCATACTGGTAGGTCCCTGATGGCGATGAGTAAAAAGGGGTTGAAGGCAGCCATCCTCAATAAGCTGACTACCAAACCGCTGGACAGCAATGGGGTGACCGGGGCTACCATGGTGCCGACGACACAGCCGGACGGCTCCGTCAAGTCGGAGGTGGTTACCACCATGGGTGCTATTTACATGCCCACAAAAATGGCAGAAGTCATCAGCGAGGCGGTGGCGGAGGCCGTAATAGAGCACCTGACGTCGTCGGCCGAAACGTCGTCCGGCGATTTGATCAAGTAGGAGGATCTGATGGACCTTTTCCTGGACGAGACCCCGATCACGAAGGTGGCGGCCCCCCATGCGCGCCTGTCGGAGAACGCCAACGACTGGCAGTCCGAGATCGTCAACGAGGCCCACAAGCAGAACCCATTTCTGGGGGAGTACCGGGTGCGGGTGGTGATGAAGGAGCTGGACCCCGAGAAGCGCTACGCGCTGGGGGGCCTGGAGGTCACCAACAACACGGCGGTCAACCCGCGGGACGAGGACGCGCGCCAGATGAACCGGGCCACCATCCCAATCGTCGTCAAGGAGGGTCGCCTGGCTCCGTTGGACATCTTCGTCAGCAACAAGCGCGCCTGGCCCCTCACCAAGGACCGTCTGCGCATGGCGCTGTTCCGCCCGGCCACTTTCGAGGTGGCCCGCCGCGGGGGGGAGGATGGGAGCTTGGTCAGCACCCTGATGCCCCCGGACCGGGATGGGGGAGGGTTCGGGAAGGCCGCCTCGTCCTCGCTGCTCGACCGAGTCGCCGGGACCCTGAACCGAGAGGACTACGTCCGCTTCGAGAAGGTGATGGCCGACAACGTGACGGTGTGGCCGGAGATGCGGAAGAACGCAGGTGTCCTCGCCTTCGTGCGGGATCTGGGATCTCCTCCCGACGCCGTGGGGGAGTCGATGCTGTCCAAGGCTGCCCATGCGGTTAAGCCCACGGTGGTGCAGGTGTCCAAGGTGGGGGGGAGCTTCAAGGTCAAGTATGCCAACCCCGCCGCGCTCGCTGCTCAGGAGCTGGAGCTGTCCCGCCCGGAGGCGGTGGCAACGGTCGGGCAGGACGTGGTTCGCACCGTGGAGAATGGGGACACCGTCACGGTATCGACGGATGTGGCCAAGAAGGAGTCTCTGTTCGACGCGGAGATCTCCACCATTGACACGTGGGGTCTGTACCGGGTCAAGACGGTGGACGGTCGTGAGCTCGTGGGGTGGGTGTTCCCGCGGGTGGTCGACCTGGATGGGGTGCAGCTCCCCCAGGCGGTGTTCAGCAACGGGAGTGAGTCGGCGCTGCAGGAGCAGATCGCCGGGAGCCTGGTGGGGAAGGAGACGGCGCTGATCGACGAGCCCCCCAAGGGTCTGGGGGTGTTCTACCTGGCGCGGCAGGGGAGTGCGGTAGCTCTTGTGCCTGTGGAGGTACACCACGAGGGGGAGGATCCGGGTGGCGTCAAGGTGTTCCACTGCTCCACCATCATGGGGGAGAACGTGGCCCTGTACCCCACCAGCGACATCAAGTCGGTGTCCCAGCTCGCCACCGGCAAGTATGCCATCCCCGACGACATGGGGTTCATCCCGCTGCGGGGGGACACCAAGCTGGTGGAGTCCCCGGACGGCTTCATCAAGCAGGCGGAGGTCAACGACATCGGCCGGCAGCTCCACATCATCTGCGACGGGAGGTCCTTCAGCTTCAAGGGCCCGGCGGTGGTGAAGCTGGCGCAGGTTCTTCCCACGGAGTGGGTCAACGCGGACGAGGCCATTTTCAACCTCGTGGTCCTGGGGAACACCCCCAACAAGGCCCGGGAGAAGCTGGCCGAGGTGCGGCGCTGCCATGAGATCTGGGACGTCGGGACCCCCCCGATCCTGCTGGCCGAGCGACTCACGCGTGCCAAGACCGCCGCGCGCAAGAAGATGTGGTCCTTCCCCACCAAGCTGCCCTTCATGGTCAAGTTTGCGGCGATGGTCCAGGACCCCGTGGCGGTGGACCACATCCTGTCCCTGGGGTTCCTCAACCCCGAGAACGTGGACATCTTCCTCGATGCCATCCCGGAGCTGGAGAACACCTTGAGCCGTCTGTGTGAGCTGCTGTTCGCCTCCAGGGTGGGGCTGTCCGTGGACGACTCCTCACTGGAGCGCGGGGTTGTTCACCTGAACAGAGTGATCACAGAGCTCAAGGCGTTGGCGAACAGCCCCGATGCATGAGAGCTCGCATTGAAAGCCCCTCGAAATTCTACATCAAGTTTGTTCTCTCTGATGAGCAGCTTGGTTTTCGGGAGGCGTGCGTGCGGCTTCTCACCGAGGGCATCGACGTCCTCGAGGACGTCAGCCGCGAAGCCAATGACCCACTGCGATTTGGCTACCTGCGCTCCATAGAGGCGGATCTCGACTTCCCCCCCGACTACCAGCCCACCAATCTGGACCACGGCCCAACCTACAGCTGGCTGAAGGAGCAGCGCATCCTCGACATGTGGGCGATCACACCGGCCGTGCAGGACGCGATGTCGATCCGTAATAACGCCTACCTCCTCGAGGCGCTGAACCCGCTGCTTCTGTCCACCATCCCGCTGTCCTTCATCGCCAAGCGGCTGCAGGGTCGAGCCCACTTGCGTCTGACGGTGGCAAATCTCCAAGTGTACCAGCACTTCTATTGGAACCGGCAGATCATGGGGCAGGACGAGTGGTCCTGGTATCTGCAGGGGAAGGGGCACCTGCTCTACGCGGGGCTGACGTCTCCTGCAGATCTTGCCGAGAAGCACCTCCCCCACGTGCTGTCCCTGTCCGGCCCCCCCACCTGGCACGGCGCCGACGCCGTCCGCCGGGTGATGCAGAACGCCTACAACAAGCTCCTGCAGATCGAGCACCGCCCCCCAAGCACTGCTGACGCACAGATGATGAAGTCCTACATGGACGTGCTCTTCAAGGGGGACGAGATGCTGCAGAGGAGTGGCAACGCCATCGAGGAGGCCATCCGCACCTTCCAGAAATTCCGCATCCGCAAGGAGGAGCTGCCGGTCGTGGACCTCGACAAGTTATCCGGTGGTAACTATAGTGGATCTGGAACTGGTTCAGGTGACAAGGAACGAGCACTATCGGGAGGAAGCGATGGACGGAAACTACTTGGGTGAACGGGAGCTCACGAGTGACGAGCGCAAGACCTTGGGGGCCATGCCCTACATCGTCAAGGACGAGGATCTGCCAAACGAGGAGCAGATCGCAAGGCATGTTCCAGGGGAGGAGGAGCTCATATCGGACAGCCTGATGCGGGTCACCTACCTGTGGCACGATCAGCACCTGTTCCTCCACGTGTGGCGCGGGGAGGGCATCCCCGACTCCGTCTGGGGGGATGGGCGCTTCTACATCTGCCTCCGAGAAGCGGTCACACACGTGTTCCCGATGGACAAGCCGACCTTCGAGTACGTGGGGGAGGTGGACAGCTACTTCTGTGTCATCCCGAACGCCGGCCTCAAGCCGCGCCGGCCCGACACCGAGCGGATCCGGCAGATACCGGATGCGATGCGGGGCCACCTGACTGCCATCCTTGCTGGTTGACATCAACAGCTTCCAGGAGACCAACTCGGGCCTCCTGGTTCCGGTCCGGTACGTCACCCAGGTCGTGGAGGGTGTCGAGTACGTTGAGCCCTGGTGGGACTACAACGACGCCGGCATCCCCGAGGACTTCGGGTTCGACGAGACGGTGCTTGATCACCCCGGGTTCGAGCTGGGGGAGTACTACAGCCTGTCCCCGTCGGACTTCGCCGCGACTGCAATCCGCATCCCGATCAAGGGACAGGTCACCCAGTTCTCCTTCGAGGGCCGACCCTACTTACCGCGCATCTACGACAGCCCCGCCAAGCGCAAGCTGCTCATGGCTGGGAGGCAGGTTGAAAAATCTACCACACTGGGAAACCTCTGCCTTGGCAGCATGTGCATCACCCCCGCGTTCCGCGCACTGTATGTGGCACCCACCGCTGAGCAAAGCCGCAACTTCAGCAAGGATCGCATCCAGGAGCCGATCGATGTCAGCCCGACGCTCCAGGCCTACACCAACTCCAAGCTGACCAACGCCATGGCGGAGAAGAAGTTCGTCAACCACTCCGTCATCCGGCTGCGCTACGCCTACCTCACTGCTGACCGGGTCCGCGGAATCATGGCTGATCTGGTCCTCGTCGATGAGCTTCAGGACATCCTCACCGACAACCTCCCGGTCATCGAGGAGTGTGCCTCCCACTCCGCATTCAAGGAGTTCGTCTACTCCGGGACGCCCAAGAGTGTGGACAACACCATCGAGCACTACTGGAGCAACTACAGTACCCAAAATGAGTGGGTCGTCCCCTGCTTCCACCATGGCACCCCCAAGAACCCGTCGTCCTGGCACTGGAACATCCTCGGCGAGAACAACATCGGCAAGGACGGGTTGATCTGCGACGTGTGTGGCAGGCCCATCGACCCCTACTGCCCGGAGGCTCGCTGGGCGCAGCTCAACCCACAGACCGAGGAGAACAGGCACCGGGTCATCTACGAGGGGTACCGCCTTCCGCAGATCATGGTGCCGTGGATCCTGAACAACGAGTGGGATGACATCCACCGCAAGCAGCAGAGGTATGGGCGTGCCCAGTTCTACAACGAGGTGCTCGGCCGGAGCTACGACAGCGGGCAGCGCCCCATCAGTAAGGTACAGCTCCAGGCCTGCTGCCGCGAAGAGATCCACCTCGGAGACCTGGAGCACTACTTCCAGTTCGCCCAGAACACCCCCATCTGGGCGGGGCTTGATTGGGGATGCCATGATGAGGAGACGCGCATCCTGACTCAGGATGGGTGGAAATACTTCCGAGATCTAACTGACGGGGACCTTGTCGCCCAGTGGGATCCTATCTCCCGTGAAATGTCCCTAGTACGCCCAATCGCACGAACCGTCCGCAACTGGGATCAACCACTCCACCACTACCGTGCCAAGGGATTGGACATGGCACTCACACACACGCACCGCATGCGAGTGGGCAGGCGGCAGGGGAAGTCGTGGGTCACGGAGAGATCGGAGAAGACTTCCAAACGGGGTGGGAACATCAAATTCGTTGGACACCTCCGATGGGTGGGGGAGGAACGCGCACACTTCCTGCTCCCCGGGCTGCCCACCAGTCCGGGATACTCTGGTTGCACCGGTAGAACACTTCGAATGGATGATTGGCTGGAGTTCCTCGGGTACATGCTCGCGGAGGGTGGTGTCTGTCTTAAAAGAAACAGGGTAGGTGATCTGGTCCCCTACCATCTGAGGATGTCCCAGCGTGAGTCGGTATCCCCCGAGAACGCAAAGAAGATCAAGAACTGCATGGATCGCCTGCGGATCCCTTACTCCGAATTTCCGAATCCAGAGACAGGTGATCTAAACTGGTCAATCAATGGGAAACAGTACTGGCACTGGTTTTCCAGGAATGTGGGCCTGACCGGCGATGTGAAGCGCATCCCCCGCGAGTTTTTCGACCTGTCGCGCAGACAGCTTCAAATCCTGTTTGATGCCATGTCTCTCGGTGACGGATACGAGGATCCGCGTGAGGGCAACAACAATGGTGCCTACTACTCAACATCCAAGGGCCTCTGTGAGGACTTCCAAGAGCTGTGCATACGTCTCGGCAAACGCTGCGTGGTACGCCTCCACAAGCCGGAAGAGGGGAATAGAAAGGCACGCTGGAGGGCATTGTGGTCCCATGGCCGTGACTTCCAGCTCAACACCCCCAAAAAGCATGTTGAGCAGGTGCCATACGTGGGCAAGGTGTACTGCTGCAAGGTCCCATCTGGATACATCGTCACGGAGAGAAACGGGTGTGTCGCCTACCAAGGAAATACCGGGGAGAACTCGTTCACCGTCATGACCCTCGGGGGGTATCTGGGGACGGGCAACTTCACCATCTTCTGGGTGCACCGATTCACCGGCCGCGAGCTGGAGCCGGAGTATCAGCTCGACACCATCCGGAACATCATCGCGCGCTTCAATGTGGTGCAGGTGGGCTGTGACTACGGCGGGGGCTTCGACCGCAACAAGGCGTTGATCCGCTCCTTCGGGCCCGGGCGCGTTCTCAAGTACCAGTACAACAACCAACAGAGGAAGGGGAAGATCTACTACGAGGACCTGATGGGGCGCTTCATGGTGCACCGCTCCGAGGTGATGAGCGACATCTTCGCCGCGCTGCGCAACCGCCAGATCGACCTCCCCCACTGGGAAGACTTCCACGACCCCTATGGCGCCGACATTCTCAACATCTTCGCCGAGTTCAACGCCCGGACCCGCATGATCCAGTACCACAGGAGTCCGGGCACCACCGATGACACCTTCCACTCCATCCTGCTCTGCTTCCTCGTCAGTATGATCAGGCACCCCCGTCCTGACATCATCACCCCGATGGAGGAGCGCGAAGACGGCTTTACGGACAACGACGACCCCCCCTACGCGGATGGATACTAAAAAAACCCCCGCGCCGGTTAGGGCGCGGGGTGTGCTACCGCCTGGCTAGGCCTGGCTGCCCCCGAACAGCATGCTGAGCGGCCCGGTGACCCCGAAGATCCGGCAGCCGCCCTCGACCACCACGGCCAGGACGGTGACTCCCCCCACGGCCCCCAGGGCCACGAGGGTCTTGCCGCCGGCGCCGGAGCGCCAGGCCCGGGACACCACCCAGCCGGGGGTGCCCTCGGAGTAGATCTCCCGCACCTCGCGGACGGCCTGTACGGCGGCCGTCCGGACGGCCGGGTCACGCAACAGCTTGATGAAATCCTTGCTGCTGGCCTCCGCCACGGTACCCAGCTTCGTCCCCTCCCCGACGATTCCTTCGGCGCGGAGGTGCGCCAGGATAGCCTCCGCGATCTCGTTCTTGTCCTCCTTGGTGATGGGGGTGACCTTCGCTTCCTCTTCCTTTTTCTGTGTTGCGGCCAAAGTATTCCTCCTTGTGAGTGTGTACTTAACTTATGCCCGGGAACCGGACATATTTTCAGGAGGATAGACGGTCTTCCTCGATGATCCGCATGAGGGCATCATCCATAGAATCTTGCAGCAGTAATCGTCGCGTGGCGGAGGTCCCAATCTCGGCGGCCAAAGCCTCCATGGTCATGATGGCAGCCTGCCCCAGGGTCTTCCTCCCCTTCTCCAGTAGTCGGTACAGGTCTTGGCCGGACGGGCTTCGCTGCAGCCACTTCCGGCGCCGCATCTCGGTCATCATCTCCACGCAGAGAACGTACAAGGGCTCCCAAGGCCTGGGAGTTTTGATCAGGTGGGAGATGCGCAGCAGCTCTACCTCCGAGACCTGGATGAACAGCTCACCCCACTTGCGCATGTTCCCCGGCGGGGAGGCCCCCACCATGTTCCTGGCGCGGGAAGCCTCCTGCACCAGTGCAACGAGCTGCTCATCGGTAGCAGCACGCAGGGCGGTCACGTCCACTCCTGCCACGTAGGTCAGGTAGGCGACGCGCTCCTCCAACGCCACAACCCGGGTGCGGAGATCCTTCAGCTCCCTGATTGGATCTGCGAGTCCCTCTTTTATTAGCCGATCTACCTGTTCTTTCGGGAAGTAGAATCGCCGCCCCTCTCGTTCCGGGGTAAGCATTCCACCCTGAACCAGGCGCTGGATAGACTTCTTACTCTTCCCCAGCGCCTTGGCAGTTTGTTCCATATTTAGCCATCTTCCCATGGGAATCCCTGTATGATACCCTCACGGTAACAGAGGTGAGCGCATGGCGGAATCCCTTGAAATGGATGTTGGTGGTTCCGGGGTTGATCCCGACCGCCTGAAGGCATTCGGCGCCCGGGCGGCGGAGATGCACGACGGGGGGGTTCCCCTCACGCAGGCCGTCCTGAGCGTAGTGCGCGAGCACGACCTGAACGCGGAGCACGTCCGCCGGGTGTGCGAGCACGCCAACCAGGCCGCCTACTCCAAGGCCTGGGAGCGCGGAGGAGACGTGCGCAACGTCACCTTCCAGGATGGGCCCGCCGACCCGGAAGCTGTGATCAGGGCAACCAGTGCCACGCCGGCCCCCAAGACCGACCTGTCGGACTTCGACAGTGCCCCCTCCAAGCGCGGAGACGACATCAAGGACCTGCTGAAGATCATCTTTGGCAAGTCGGAGGCAGCCCCGGAGGAGAAGACCGCCTCCCCTAACCACCGCACCTCGGTGATCTCCGACCTGCGCAAGGCGGAAGGGCACTTCCGCGAGAAGCTGTCCACGCTCCGCCTGGAGGTGCACGACGTGGGGCACCTCCTGCAGCAGGCAGCGCGGGGGGCCTTCGCGGTGGACGGATATCCGCTGACGAAGATCGCTCAGGTGTTTGAGGCGATCCACCCCGCCTTCGCCCGGGAGGCCATGGATCTGGTCACTCCTGCGATCGAGCCACTGCGGCTGGCTCACATGCCAACCTCCATCAAGACCGCCGGTGCGATCCCCAACCCCGACCACCCGCTGGTGGTCAGCTACCGCCGGCTCTGCAAGGTGGGTCACGCCACCAAGGTCAACCAGAGCGCCCTGGACTCCGTCCTGGAGCAGCTCCACGCACTGGAGGTCTCCCCGTGACAACTGCGCAGCTCATCCGCCTCATCCGGGTCAACCGGGATGGGGCTCAACTGGGGGAGACCATGGACAAGCTGGCCGGGGACGCGTTCCGCGCGGTCGGCCAGGGTGTGCGTGCCCTTAACACCGCGGGAAGAAATCTCGAGACAGGACTGGGTGCCATGGGTGTGAAGAACTCCCTCGCCCGCGGTGCCGCCAGGTGGTCCCCGCACGCAGCGGCCGCCGTGGGGGTGAACTCCGCCTACAACAGCGACGCGGCGGATTCACTCCGGCAGAAGGTGTTCAACTTCCGCGCCAGCAGGCTCATGAAGCAGCGCCAGCGCGAGTCCATGGCTCAGCAGCTGGCGCAGCTCCGTGGAGGTCAGGGATGAGCTACGAGCTCCTCGATGAACTGGACCGCGAGTTCCGCATGCACCGCCTCAAGAAGGAGGCCGGCTTCTGGAACGCCCTGAAGTCCTCCTTTAACGGCGGGGCCATCGCACGCCGCCTGGGGGATGCGGCTGTGGGGGCCCTCGCCGTCGGGGCAACGGGTGCCACCATTCATGGGACCAGCCTGCTTGCCAACAAGCTCCTCGACGGCCGGTCTCGCGCCCGGGGGTTCAAGGCCATGATGGAGCTGAACCCGGGACTGGGCCGGCTGGACGCCAAGAAGGTGCAGGCCACCTACAACTCCCTGCACAACATGAACCCCGGAGTGGCACGAGACCCCCTGATCTCCGGAGGTTTCGTCGCCAAGACCATGCAGTACGGCGACCACGAGACCCTCGGCCTCGGCGGGGGCTACATCGACCCCAACACGGTCCGCACCATCGCCGCCCGCGACGATGGGCGCCCCGGCACCATCACCCAGCAGTTCCTCGCCGGGACCCAGTCGGCGCCTGTGGACTGGCAGGGGCAGGCCGACCTACGGCAGCGCCAGGCCCTGACCCTCAAGGAGCACGAACATCGCCTTACGATGGAGAGGGAGCGGGGGAAGGCGCAGATCGGCGTCAAGGTCAAGCTGTGGGAACAGCAACACGGGCATAAGGTTAACTTTCCCGAGGTGGAGCAGCCTACCCAAGGGCACGGAAAAGACATGGTGCGGAAAGCACCCCCCGACTTTCAGCCGTGAGTCATGATAAAGGTATGCCACTACCCCTCCGTCAACGAGCAGGGGATCCCAGTGGTCGAGATGCTCGACCCGGGGAACTCCATGGTCAAGTTGGCGACCCCCTACCTGCCCGAGGTGCAGCAGTACGTCCGTAACCTCCGGCCGCGGGCGGGTAGTGTCTACGCCTTGGTCAACGCCATCGGCGCCTACGAGTTCTGGTCCTCCAACATCAACGGGGACGCCGCCCCCGAGCGGTACGACGCCGGCCATGCCGTCTACGACCAGCTCATCCATGAGGGCCCCATCTGGGGGTACCAGACGTTTCTCGGGGCGAACCCGTTCACCCACCACGTCAACAAGGACCCGGCCAAGAGCCTGGGCGCCATCGAGCTGAGCGCCTACAACAAGACCATGCACCGCGTCGAGGTCGTCGTGCGCCTCGATCGGGACAAGTGCAACACCCCCGCCGCCTCCCGCTTCATGCAGCGCATCGACGCCGGGGAGCTGCCCGACGTGTCCATGGGCATGAAGGTTCCGTTCGACATGTGCTCCGTGTGTACCGACTGGGACGCCTACAACACCGCCCTGCGCACCTTCGACCCCTTCCGGCATCGCCACCCCGGCATCGCTGTGCTGATGTACCACAAGCAGATCCGCCCCATCCGGGGCCTGTCCGTGCTGCAGGAGGAGTACTGCTCGCACGTCAAGGGCCGGATGAATCACATCCTGCACAACGGCGCGAAGATCTTCGTGTGGAACCACTGGATGCGGTTCTTCGACCTCAGCCTGGTGTTCATCGGCGCCGAGCGCCAAGCCAAGATGATGGCGAAGCTGGCGGAAGGGCGCGACGGGGGGGCAACCATCTACCCGCCCCCGCACGGAGGGTGGCCAACATGGGGTGCGAACGGCATGGACAAGACCGCCAGCATGAAGACGGCCGCCAAGATCAAGCAGGCGATCAAGGAGAAGCACGGGCCCCCACCCTTCGAGTCCCGGGCGATCCCCATCGTCCGCGGCCAGGAGAAGGACCTGCCACGCAACATCCTCAACACGCTGGGGAGCTACCCCCTGGGGGACTCGATGAGCTCCACGACCACCCTTGGCGTGGTCCTCAAGCCGCGGGAGTTCCAGCGTGTAGTGTTGATCCGCCTCGGGCTTCCCGAGGTGGCTGACGACATGGATGACAGCCGGATGGTGTTCCAGCGTGGGCCGGAAGTGGACCGAAGCATTGGATTGTCCAGGGAAAGTGTCATCCCGGAACTGATCCGTGCTCTGTCCCCCTTCCTCGCCGGCAGATCTTGTTTCGGCCCACCACTGCGGCGCCGGATGATCCAGATCAGGATCACAGGGCTCAACGACGTGGACGATCATGAGCAGGAGTGCATTTCACCCCTTCTCAAAAAGATCGGAGCCGCGTACAATGGCTATTGCAATCGGGTGATCGAGAAGATTGCGGAGCTCTCGATGGGACTCCACGGTCATCCAGATGCGGCGGCGGAAGTGATGGGAATAGGTCTCCACGACCTGTTCGCGGGCCCAGAGAAGTGGGCCTCGCTCGATCCGGCAGTACTACTCGGGTCGATCCCCAGCACCTACCTCGCTGATCTGGCTCGACACTAACATCTAGGTGCCTGCCAGGGGCCTTCCCCGCCCCGAAGACGCGGCCCCCACCCAAAAGAAGAGGAGAGAACTATGGATCCGTACCTGGCCGAGCTGTACAACACCGCCGACAACCTGGGCATCAACGCGGACGAGGAGTCCATGGACAAGCTGGCTGCCGCCGAGCTGGTCATGGACTTCTGCAAGGAAGCCAACGTCGACCCCAACACCCTGTCCGACGACGACGTCGTGGAGATCTACAACTACATCACCAGCCCCGAGCAGGCTGGCGATGGGGGCATGGACAAGCTGGCCGAGGCCGACATGATGGGCCGGGCCATGGCCCACGCCTACGTGGCCGAGATGACCGAGATCCAGAAGCAGGCCGGCATCAAGGATCGCACCGTGGGCAGCCTCATCCAGTCCCTGAAGAACGCCCCGGGCCGTGCTGCACAGCTGGTCCGGGAGGCCCCGTCCCGCATGGCGCAGTCTGCACGCGCTCAGGGTGCCCTGTCCAAGGCCAAGAAGCGGATCGCCAAGGGTGCCGCGAAGATGAGTGCGAACATGAGCTCCGGTGAGGGTGTATCCTTGATGCGCCAGGGCAACGCAGTGGCGAACAACGCGCGCCGCGAGCGCCGCGCGGGCATCGTGGGTGCCCTGAAGGGTGCCGGCATCGTGGGCGGCGGCGCCGCCGCCCTCGGTGGGGCCGGCTACGGTGGCTACCGCGCGCTGAGGAAGGAGAGCTCCCTCAACGAGGACGCTGTGGCTCTCCGCGCGCTGGAGATGCTGGAGGAGGCCGGGTACGACCTCGAGCTGGACAAGACCGCGGGGCTCGACGAGGCGGCCCTGGACATGCTGGAGGCGGCCGGTTACCAGATCATCGGAGGCTGATGTGAACTTCGCTGTGGCACGGAAGGCCTTCCAAGACGAGCTCGCCAAGATCGGGGGGCTCATTGGCCCCCAGGCGTTCAACGTCAAGGCGTTCGCCGGGAAGGTCTCCGTGCCCACGACGAGGATAGCAGCAGCCAAACCGGTCAACCTGGGTGGGGGCCTCAAGCCCCCGGGGATGACGGCCGCAGCGGCCCCCGCGCCGGTGAAGTACAACTCCGGCGCGGGAAAGATCACCAACGGGCAGAAGTCGGCGACGCCCCCACCCACTGTGTCGTCGTAAAGGAGAGAACATGCGCCATCCGCCCACGCTTACCGAGATCATCCGCGGGGCCCTGAACGAGGGGCTCGAGCGGACCAAGCTGGCGGAGGAGGCCGCGGCCAGCGCCGCCGACGGGAAGGGAACCCCGCCGGAAGAGCGCAAGGGCACGCCGCCGAAGAAGGAGGACCCTGCCGAGAAGGAGAAGAAGAAGGACGGCGAGACGAAGGGTCCCCCGACGGAAGTGGCGGAGAAGGTGGCTTCCGCTCTGGACTACATCATCAACAACAGCGCCGACGTCGACTGGGACAAGGTCGCGTCGGAGATGACTGCTGCTGGTGGCGCCCAGACCGCCGGTCCGGCCATGGGGCCGGGCACCCTCCCCATCCACGAAACAAGCGCCGCGGGGTCCGCCCCCGGCACCAACCAGGGGCAGGCCAAGCAGCAGCTGCCCATGAACCCCGGCATGGACTCGTCCGCGCCGGGCTCCAAGCGCACCCTGATGGCCAACGACCTGAACGACGCTGCTGGCGCCGGTTCTGTCCTGGCCAACCTCCAGGAGGGGGTCTCTGACACCGCTTCCGGCAAGGAGGTCCAGGCCACCCTCCGCTTCTCTCGCATCCTCGGGAGCCGCGTGAAGACCGCGGAGGACAACGGCGCCAGCTTCTCGGCGGGCCCCGCCGCCCCCTTCTCCGGTGAGGAGACGGGGGAGAACGTCCCGGGTGTCCCCCCCGTGGCCGGTGCGGCGCGGGCGATGGTGTCCAGCAACCAGGCCGCCATCGACGCCACCAAGCGGGACGCGCAGCACAAGGTCAACCTGGGGCCGGTGGCCGGGCTGCTCCACGAGGACGCCCAGCGCAAGGCCGGCGACAGTACGCTGCACCAGGCGCTGGACAACACGAACGCCGCAGGGGCGAAGATCGCCTCGCTCCAGAGGGCGGCGTTCCGGACGTACCTGGCCAAGTGCGCCAGCATCGCCATGGACCCCAGCGCGGACCCGGAGGAGCGCGCCAAGGCCCAGAAGGTGGTGAGCCGCGCCGAGGCTGTACACCAGATGCGAGGAGGCCTGTGATGAACAAGATCAGCGGCGTGAAGGTCGCGAGGCTCCTGCAGGCCATGCCGGGCATGCTCCGCTCCCTGGCGTCCGAGCGGGACGAGGCGCTGGAGAAGATCGCCTCTCTCGAGGGTGAGCTGGATCGGTACCGGCGCCACGAGCGGGTGGAGAAGGTCGCCCAGGCCGCGCACGGGCGCAACGTCTTCGCACTCGGCCGCACCGTGGAGGAGAAGGTCGCCTCCATCAACGAGGCGGTCGAGGCGGGGACCCCCCTGGAGACGCTGGAGAGCGCCGTGCATCTGCTCGGCCCCGACGGCTCCCTGGGGGACCTGGAGGAGCGCGGAGGCACCGGGAGGGGCGGTGATGGCCCCTCGGCGATCTCCGGCAACGCACTGGAGAGCTACATCCTCGGCTGAGGAAGGACACCTGACAAGGAACCAAGGAGAGCAACATGGGAATCTACACTGAGACCTTCCGGCTCATCACCCCCGCCAGCCTGGTGGAGGTGCGGGATGAGAGCCTGACGGACGAGTCGCTCTTCGACCCGAACGACACCAACCCCCTGCTGATGGGGGAGTGGCTGGAGTACACCTCCGGGTCGAAGGACAAGAAGATGGCGCGCACCACCACGGGCACCATCATCCCCTTCGCCGTGTACGGCGAGAAGGGGCGCACCGACATGCAGGCCGCGAAGAAGGCGCCGATCCTCTTCATGGGCCCCTACAGCGCCGAGTCCCTGATCATCGACCCGGCGGGGGCCTGGGTCCTGGGCTGCAAGCTGATGGCCGCCAGCGTGACCTACGACGGCAAGACCAGGGCGGGTCTCAAGGTGCACGCCGGGGCCGCCGAGGTCGTCGGCCGCCTGCTCCGGACGCCCACCAACAACGGCGGGTGGCTCCGCTTCATCAGGACCCTGGGTTAAGGAGGCCGCCATGACCAGAGGACAGGACGTTATCGAGCTGTTTTCCCAGAAGCTGGACACCGACGCCGGCAAGGAGAAGATCGCCTCGCTGGCTGGCGACTGGATCCGGGACCGCCTCCGCGAGGAGAGCTTCGCCCGCAAGATCATCCCGCCCAAGCCCGTGGGCCGGAGCGAGTGCCAGATCTCCACCCAGCATGACACGATGGTCAAGATGGAGTTCATCGAGCCCAACAGCCGTGCCATGGTGATGACCTTCCGCGGGCGCCCCCAGACCCGGCTGATCCGGGCCGCGCGGTGCGAGATCCCCTTCTTCACCATCTCCAGCGAGAAGTTCGAGAAGTACGAGCAGGAGCTCCTGGTGTACGGCGACATGCCGATCACCAAGATCATCGAGGAGAACTCCGGCAAGGACATCCAGGAGATCGAGGACCGGGAGTTCCTGCGCCACTGTGAAGCCGCCGTCCAGGCGCTGCAGGCCGAGGCCAACGGCGTGAGCATCGCGCCGGCACTCAACGCCACCGCGCTGCAGGGCGCCACCCCGCCGGTCGAGTTCTCCGTCCGCAAGGGCGAGCTCGCCCGGGTGGCCACCACCGAGACCTACGTCCCGTTCGCGATGCAGCGGCCGGACCTGGTCAACCTGTTCAAGATGATGGACGGGCGGTACCTCCGCATGGAGATGGTGCTGATGACCGAAGTCGACTACGACGACGTCCTGCAGTGGACCGTCGAGGACTTCGGCGACAAGCTCCAGTCCGAGACCGCGGTGGACGGCTACAAGTACAACACCCTGCTGGGGCGCAACTACACCCGCACCATCAAGACCGACATCCTGAGGCCGGGCAACCTCTACGGCTTCGCCAAGCCCGAGTTCCTGGGCCGCTTCTACATCCTCAACAAGACCAAGTTCTACATCGACAAGATCGCGAACTTGATCACCTGGCAGTGCTGGGAGGACATCGCCATGGGGCTGGTGAACATCGCCGGCATCCGGAAGGTGGAGCTGTACTCCTGCGACGCCACGGTCAACGACAGCGACTCCCTGAAGAGCTACTGCATCCCCAAGGAGGAGGAGGAGCTGGGGGCCGTCAACAACAAGGTGGACAAGGGCCTGCACTTCCCGCAGATCTCCACCTGGTAGCCTCGGCTACCGCGAACCCCCCGCGGGTATGTCTGGTGGCGCCCGCCACCCGCTGCCCGCGGGGGCAAGCTAACGCTTCACAGAAGGCGCACAGCGCCTGTAACATCGTGATGTGACACGGAGGCCTATGATGGCGAGGAAACCTTCCCCCAACCCGCCGCTGCGCCCCAGCGCGGTGGCCGCCAAGGCGCAGGACCCCTCGGAGGTCCAGCCCCCCTCTGTGGAGGGAGATCTCCCGGTCGAGGAGTTTGAGGAGGAGAACTTCGAGGCCCCCGAGGACTCCGAGTACCCTCCCCAAGCCGCGGTCGAGGAGGACCCTCCCCCTGCTGAGGAGGACCCCCCGGTGGATGAACGGGAGGACGATGAGAAGGCCCGGGAGGTGGATGGCCTCTGGGTCAAGAACGTCGTCCGCCGGCGGGACACGCGGTTGCACCGCATGGTCTCCCCCACCGCGCACCGCTTCAAGCAGTACATCGCCGGGCGGCGGATCCTGCGGGGGCAGAGCACCAGGCTGTCCAGAGAGCTGGCGGTCAAGTCCGGCCCCCAGCTCCTGCACATGATCGACCTCGGGACGGCCGTCGCGTCCCTCGATCAGCGCGGGTCCCTGACCTATGAGCAGGTTCAGGACCTGCTGGACCGCTGGGCGGGGGGGAAGGTCAAGCAGGCCGACTTCGGGGTGGGGACCGAAAAGATTGGGCACAGCCCCGGAGAAAACGCACCCAAGGTGAAGCGCCACGGGGTGCCCCGGCGCCCCCCCGCTGAGGGGTCCGGAAGCACGGGCTTCAAGGATGACAAGGAGTAGCCGATGAAGGTCAAGAACCGCGCAAAAGAGTGGATGCCGCTCGGCCGGGATGGGATCGACGGCGGTGCCATCGTGGACGTCCCGGACTCGGTGGCCCTCAGCCCCCGCGCTCTGGCACTGTCCGTGGACAACGGTGGGCCCCTGGAGATCCCCTACGTGGAGACCCCCCCGGACGTTCCGGCTCCGGCGGTGACTGCACCGACGCCAGCCCCCGCTCCGGTGGGGGAGGCCCCCGTCGCCGTCGTGGAGATCGCTCCCCCAGCGCCAAACAAGGACACGAAGGACAAGGACAAGAAGGACAAGAAGAAGGATACCCCCACGTAGGGGGGTTCCTTCCGAGGAGTAGCCTGTGACAGCGCAGTTGCCGAGCCTTGATGGGGTGTCCGGGCTGTCCGACCAGTTCATCTGGTTCGTGCACGGCATGCGGACGTTCCTGCGTGATCATCCACACCTCAACCGGCTCATCACGGGGGAGGAGCACAGCGACCGGATGATCATCTGGGCCATCGTCGACTTCCTTTCGGATTTCAGCGGGACCCCTCCCTTCCTCGGCTACTACACGCTGGAGCAGCTCCTGCAGCAGGGGCTGAGCCGGCTGTGCCGGTATGGCACTACCATCGCTCTCCTCGAATCCCTGGCTATGCTGCAGGACCGGAACAGGCTGAACTACTCCGATGGGGGGGTCTCCGTCTCCGTGTCCGACCGGGGGCCGCAGCTTATACAGTGGCTCACCTACTTCCAGCAGACGTACCAGCGGGACAAGGAGAACGTGAAGCGGGCCATGAACATCGAGGAGATCTTGGGGGAGGAGGGGGTCCACTCCGAGCTGTGGCTGGTGCAGAACCTCGTCAACGTGACAGGAGTCTGAGATGGCGAAGATCTACTTGAAAGAGTTCAGCTCTCGTGAGGAGGCCGAGATCTTCCTGCAGGATCTCATCATTGGGCGACTGGCCGTCTCCCGCCGAGATCCCATCAAGGGTCTGGATGGGATGCAGCTGACCTTCACCACGCCGGCGAAGGTGGTGACGTTCTCCGACCCGGACGGGGTTGGTCTGTTGGCCAACCAGATCGTGGAGCAGATCAACGAGCAGACCGGCTCCGCGGGCCCTCCTGCCATCCCACGCAACACGGCGCGCATTGCTGCGTTCAGCAGTGGAGACTTCAGCCGTCTACTGCTGGTTTACGACGGCGATGTGCTGGCCAACGTCGCAGGGGGCTCCGACGCCATCCCCCTGCTGGGTCTCCCGGATGGTGGGACGGTGGGGGCCAACAAGTGTCTGCTGTCGGGAGGGGTACGAACCATCGTGACGTTCGGCACGAAGGGGAACAACGGGGACACCTACACCATCGGGTACCAGGAGTAGCCCATGTCCGATTTTCGCGACAGACACGATATCCCCCTCGCCAGCGCGGTGCACTTCTACGCGGGGCTGCTGGAGAAATCCGCGGCGGACGTGACCGAGGTGAATCCGGACGTCGGCGAGGGGCAGGGCCCCCCCGTGAAGGTGCGTGGGGGGCAGAGCATGCTCCCCGGCCCCTCCCGGCCGGAGATCGACCCGCAGGCGTTGGCCACAGAGGCTCAGGCGGACGAGGTGGCCAAGGAGCGCATCATCCAGGTGCTGGACGAGCGTCTGGGGCAGGCCACCGGCGCCCTGCAGGCCGCCGAGCAGCAGGCCTCCCAGTCCCAGCAGGAGCTCACACAGCTCCAGGAGCAGGCGGCGCAGGCACAAGAGCAGCTGCAGATGCAGATCCAGCAGGAGCAGATGGCCAAGGAGCAGGCCACCCAGGAGAGCATCGCCGCTCGCGAGGACGCCATGACGGTGCGGGACAGCTCCGTCCGGCTGCGCCAGGCCATGCAGGCCTACCGGGAGAACCTGATCAACATGACGATGCAGGACCCGACACCTCCGGACCTGCAGCATCAGCCGCCGATGCCGATGCAGCCGGCGGCCGTGGCTCCGCCGCAGGAGGTGGGGCCCGATGGGATGCCTGTCAATCCCATGGCTGCCCAGGGGGGGCAGCCCGCGCCGGCGGGACCTCCTCCGGGCGCACTCCCCCCGCAGATGGCACCGCAGCCTGCCCCGCAGAAGCCCCCCGTGGGGCCGGCGGGGGCGCTGAACAACAAGACGAAGCCGAAGACCCCGGGGGTATCGGCGGGGGCGAAGACGAAGACCAGCGCCATGAACAGCGACACGACCGCGCGGATCGTAGGAGCGCTGCTGGGGGCGGGGGCGTTCGCGGGCGTCCAGGGTCTGTCAGCGAAGACCGGCAATGATGGCAAGAGCTTCTCCGAGAGGCATGCGCAGCAGCGTCTGGAGGGACTGCGGGAGCACATGAGGCAGCGCCGGGGTGGTCCCTCTACGGCGGACCAGTTCAAGGAAGGGATCTTGCAGCACCAGGCCCACATCGCGGAGACGAGCCGGAAGAACCCGCAGGCGGCCGCCATCCTGGCCGGGCTGACTGGTGCGGCCGGTGGGGCCATGCTCGCCCCTTCCATCAGGGACCTGTCACTGAAGCTGGTGCAGGGGCTGGCGAAGCGGGCATCTGTGAACTCGAGGTACGTGTACCCCCGGTAACAACGAAAGGAGCTGCACATGAAGAGCATCGACGAGCTGTTGAGGGAGGAGCTGTACGGGGGCGAGTCGCTGGAGAAGACCGCGGCGGCCCACGCCTACGCTGCCGAGCTGTCCGGCATGGAGCTGGGGGAGCTGGAGAGCTTCATGGAGAAGATCGGCATGGTGGTGCCGGGCGCGGAGCATGAGGCCACCTTCCAGGAGAAGCTGGCCTGGGCAGATGCCAACGGGCGCGAGCTGGCCCGCGAGCATGCTGGGATGAGGAAGATCGCCTACTGGGGCCTCGGAAATGCACATCTTACTCCCGAGGCAGCACAAAAGTACCTCGACAAGACCTCCTCTGCCCGTGCCGAGATCATGAGCGCCTACCTGGAGAAGGTTGCCATGCGCCCGGGCCCCGGGAAGCAGCTGGATGAGGAGGGTGCTGCGAAGTTCGAGAAGAAGTTCCGTGCACAGCGTGCGCATGTCAAGGATGGAATCGCCCCCTGGGCCTACGGCACGGGGGCTCCTGTTCCCACAGATGAGCAGCGCATCCTCCGCATGAGCACGAGGCCTCCCGGAGGTCCTGCCAAGGTCACTGAGGGTGCTACCAAGGCCGCCGAAAAGGGTGGTAGGGGGGTGTTGAAGACCATCCTCAAGCACAAAGCTCCGATCGGGGCGGGTCTCGGGGCCGCCGGCATGCTGGCCGGGGGTGCCTACCTGGCATCTCGGATGGATAAGGAGTCCTCCCTGCGCGCCGAGGTCATGAGCGCCTACCTGGAGAAGGCTGCCGGCCTGGGCTTCGAGGCGCGGCGTGCCATCGCGGCGGAGGCGGGGCAGGAGATGGCGAAGGTTGCCATCGCCGGCGCCCTCGGCGTTGCCAAGCACATGGCGAGCAGGTCCGCCACCTTGGAGGCCATGAAGTCCATGAAGGCCTCGGGGGCCATGAAGTCCATGAAGGCCGCGGGGGCCAGGGCCATCCAGAACTCCAGAATGGCCCCGACGCGGCGCCTGGTGGCCGCAGCTCCGGGCAACGTTGGTCCCCGGGGCATCTTGATGTAGGATGCCCAACTTCGCGTTCCATAACCTGGTGGTCAGGTCCTTCACCCTGGACCACCTCACCTTCGCCTGGGAGGTCGAGCCGACCGAACTCGATCCCTGGGACTACGATTGGTACGTGGAACGTTCGGAGGGGCCGGCCGGCCCCTGGGACAGGCTGGCAGGGCCCTTCAGCGACCGCTACCTGTTCATCGACCACCAGGTCTCCCTGCTGCACCGTTGGCGCACCCTGTTCTACCGACTCAAGAGCGTGCGGAAGCTGGACACCACCGACATCGAGTACTCCGCGGTGGTCAACGTCGCCGCTGAGCCCGACCTCGAGGCCTTGGAGATCCGCAGGCTCGAGGAGCTGGGCTACCGCCAGTTCACCGGGCGCGTGTGCTGGCTGTTCCCCGCCCGCACCTTCGGGCAGCACTGCCCCTCCTGCTGGAATGAGGTGCTGCACAAGAGGACCCGCGGCAACTGCCCCACCTGCTATGACACGGGGTGGGCCGGCGGCTACATGCACCCCATTGAGTGCTACATCCAGATCGACCCGGCCGCGAAGCGTAACCAGGAGATCCCAACCGGGGAGGTGCAGCACTCCACCACGCAGGCGCGCATGTCTGCCTTCCCGCCGGTCAAGCCGAAGGACATCATCGTCGAGGCGGAGAACCTGCGGTGGCGCGTGGATTCCGTGGGCAGCACCCAGAAACGCCGCGCTACGATCCGGCAGGAGATGACCCTGGTCGGCGTGGTCCCGGGTGATGTGGAGTTCCAGCTCCCCATCCAGGTGGAGGACCCCCTGACCCTGCAGATGACCGACGAGAGGAACTTCGAATGGACCCCACACTAGTCGCGGCCTTCCACGATGAGCTGGAGAAGATCTCCTCCGCGGCCGCGCAGGGCGACGGAGAGCGCAATAGGATCACCAGAGAGCGGCTGGCGCGGCTGGTCCGCTACGGGGTCCCGGGCGCTGTCGGGGCCGGGGTCGGCTACGCCGGGGTCAAGCTGGTGGGGCGCCCCCTGGAAAAAGCCCTGCTGAAAAGCAACCTGGTGGGGAAGAACCCCGCCCGGGCGCTGAAGTACTCCGCCGGCCTCGGGACGGGGCTGGCGATGGCCACCGCCCTCGCGCAGACGTCCTGGGCGGACAAGCTCGCCGACCGCGTGCGGCACGGAGATGTGAAGAAGCAGTGAGCCCGGCAACGCCCATACCACCCTCGCAAGGGCGCGCGGAGATCTCCTGGGAGGAGACCCCCACGATCATGCTCCGTTGGGCGATCCTGTCCTTCCTCCAAGGCCTGTTCGCCTGCGCGGACCGCGGCAACTACAAGTGGATGGCGAACATCGAGGACACGGAGATCGTGATCACGGACGAGACTCCGGTCAACGCCTCCGTCGTCGGCCAACGCCCCGCAATCACTATCGTCCGGGGCCCCATGGCGTTCGCCGGCCTGACCCTCGACACCCGGCAGTCCAGCAGCATGCTGTCCTCGATGGAAAAGTACACCGACATGGTGAGCTGCACCTGCAGCCTGAACTGCCTGGCGAAGAACGACCTCGAGTCGGAGCGCCTCGCCTGGTATGTGGCCAACCACATCTGGCTGCTGCGCAAGATGCTGATCAAGGACACCCCCGTCCACTACATCCATGTGCCCCAGATAGGTTCCCCGTCCCCGGCGGGTGCGATCGTGCAGGGGGACAACTGGGTCAACACGGCTGTTGGCCTCCCAGTGTACATGCAGGTGTATGGAGTCGTGACGGACAGGAACCAGAAGTTGTACAATACCATCGCGCTGTCGCTGAGAGGACAGTCCTCGGGGCTGGGCCACACGGAGACGCGGGATATGGCCAGAGGAACAGCGGTACTTCCAACTCGCGAGACGGGCGCTGCGGCGCCCACGGACGGGTTGGTGGTGACCACGAAGATCACACGGTAAGGAGAGCAAGATGTCTACCACGTACGCCGAGCTCGAAGACCCCGGAATCCAGATCATCCAGAAGTTCGAGTCGACGTCGCCGACGATCGCCAAGCCGACGCTCGTTGCGTGCGTCGTGGGCCCCTGCTACCAGGTGCTGGAGGTCTACAAGACCGATGCCACCGGCAACCAGGTCGTCGACACCGACTCCCAAGTCTCCCTCCCGGCGATCCTCACCGCGCCGACCAAGGGCCCCTACGCCCTGAGCGGGAAGAAGCTGCGGATCAGCTACAAGGGCGGCTCCCCGTGGGAGGTGACCTTCGTGGGCACCAGCCTGAGTGCCCTGCAGGTCAAGGACCAGATCAACGCGGCCACGCCCAAGCCCAGCGGGTGGGCTCCCTACGTCCTGACCAGCGGCTCGGACACCTACCTGCAGCTTCGCAGCACCGTCTCCGGTGACGGCGAGGTCGTCAAGCTGCTGGACGGTGACGCCAACGCGGTGTTCGGCTGGGGCAAGAACTACGCCGCCTTCGGCAAGTCCTCCTACATCCAGGACCGCATCGAGGCGGCCCAGGCCAGCTTCCCGGACCCGCGCAGCATCGTGGCCACCGGCCAGGCGGACGTGGACGAGACCTCCATCCGGGCGTTCCTGAACAACGGGTCGACCCTGGCGGAGATCAAGCGCACCGAGTCCTTCCTGCGCCGCGGGTCGACGGCCACCGTGGCGGGCACGGCGGCCCTCTCCTTCCCCCTGGCCACGCTGAGTGGCAAGAAGCTGGAGCTCACCCTGGTCAAGGGTGGGACGGCCTCCACCATGACCTTCCCGGCCACCACGGCCTACCAGAACATCAGCGGCAACAAGCTGGTGTCCACGGGGGCTGTGACGCCGGCCAACCTGACCACCGATGTGCTGAAGCTGCTCGTGGGTGGGGTGCTCAAGACCGTCACCTTCGCCAACCCCACCACGCTGCAGGAGGTGGTGGATCAGGTCAACGCGGTCTACCCCTGCGCCTTCATCTGCACCGCTGCCGGCGTCCTCGACCCGGCGACCGGAACCTACGTGGCCTTCCAGCCCGACTTCGAGGATGACACCTCGCTGGTGGCGGTCTATGAGGTGGACCCGGGCTCGGCATTCCAGGAGTTCTTCGGGGCGGGCACCAACCACGTCGCGGCCGGCCTGGTGGAGACCATCAACGCCGGCTTCAACGCTGTCGTGGCGGAGGAGGACTCGGTCACCGCGGACGTGCTGCGCCTCAAGAGTGGCAACGGCTACCTGAAGCTGGGCCTGCCGACGACCGACCCGGTCAACACCCTGCTCAGCCTCCCGGCGGTGGCCACCGAGTACTACGGCGTGGTGGCCGTGGACGACGGGGACAGCGACACGCTCAGCCCCCTGCTGCGCTTCGCCTACGACAACTTCGCGGCCACGGAGGGCTCTGCCGTCCTGACCGGCAGCAAGATCCTGGGTGTGCCGGACATCCACCTCAAGACCCTGGTGGTCTCCCAGGACGGCAAGTACGACCAGGAGATCGCCTTCGACTGTGGCCCCATCGTTCCACCGATCAAGTACACCCAGCCGGCCATCACGGACACGCTGGGTCTGATCGTCAACGGCACGGTTCGTGTGATCACCTTGGCCAAGGCCGGCGTGGCCTACGCGAGCATCGCGGAGGCGGTGGCGCAGATCAACCTGTCGGCGGGCATGACGGTCTGCTACCAGTCGGACGTGGCTGGCGCGGCCGGCACCACCCCCGGGACCCACGACTACATCGCCTTCCAGGTGGGGGGTGCGACCAACTCCGGGGGGTCGATCGTCATCGATGTCAGCGGGTGCACCGCGGGGGGCTGGATCGGGATTGGTTTTGGTCCCACCGTTGGGGAGGACATCAAGCAGGTCCTGGCCACCCCGCGGGTGTGCACCTTCGCGCAGCCCGCCGCCGGGGAGACCCTGGGTCTGCTGGTGAACGGGGTGTTCAAGCAGGTAACCTTCGCCGGTACCGAGAACACGACGGCCCTGTACGCGACCAAGATCAACACCGACGCCGGCAAGATCGTGGCTTTCCCCTGCACGGTGGGGGGTGCCTATGCTGCCGCGGGCACCCACGTGGCCTTCCAGTACGGTGGGGCCTGCCCCACGGTGGGCGTGGTCTACCCGATGGAGGAGATGACGCACGTCAACATCTGGACGGCCCTGGGGCTGTCCATGGGGGTGCGCTACTACCCGCCTCTAACGGCCCTGCTGACGAAGATCAGCGAGACCATGGGGGCCGGCTTCGCCATCGCGGACAGCCTGGTGGGCTCCATCTACGGCGGGCGCCTGCAGCTGGTCTCCGCGGACGTCGGTGAGGAGTCCAAGGTGGAGTGCTGGGCTGGCACGGCCAACGCCGAGCTGGGGCTGACCAACAACACCTCCGCCGACGGGGCCCCCTTCGCCCCGCAGGTGGGGGACCTGGTCTTCGTCGAGGGCACGGCCATCGGCGAGGTGCTCACGGTGACCCCCGGGGGTGTGGGCACCGACCTGCGGCTGGGGACGGAGGTGACGTTCAGCACCTTCCTCAAGCGCTACTACCACCTCGTGGCGCAGAACATCCCCTCGACGCTGCCCTCCAGCCGGCCCAAGCCGAACCTGGTGGTCAACACCGCGGGGGACGTGGAGATCAAGCACGACCTGGTGCGGGACGTCAAGGGTGCACCGCTGTCCAGCGCCAAGAACCTCCTGATGCTGACCTACAAGGCGCTGCGTCTGGACGTGACGCCGATGGCAACCAGCCCCGGGCTGCTCACCTACCAGAGCACCACGGAGGTCGCCACGTACATGAAGCCGGTGACCAGCGACAACCCGCTGGGCCTGGGGCTGCACTTCGCGGCCCTGAACGCCACCGGTGCCACCGTCAGCGGCCTGGGTGTGGACGCCGTGTCCACCTCGGAGCCGGGCGGCACTCAGGCGGCCCATGCCCGGGCGCAGACCTTCCTCGAGTCCAAGGAGGTCTGGGGGCTGGCCCCCCTGTCGCAGACCAAGGAGGTCATCGACAGCTGGGTGAACCACGCCAAGGCGATGAGCATGCCCGACCAGAAGGGGGAGCGCGTGGTGATCTCCTGCCCCGCGCTGCCGGTGCGCAAGCTGCACTCCCTGGCCGGCAGCGGGACCGACGGGGACTACGTGTCGGCCGCCGTGTTTGACACCAAGCTCACCGCCCTGACCCAGGCGCTGCAGGCGCTGGGGCTCGACCCCGACAACCTGGATGCCGATGACGGGGTGTTCCTGGACATCTCGTCGGACAGCAACCGCTACAACCTGAGCTCCGTGACGGGGACCCGGGTGAACGTGCGCACGTCCTTCTCCCCGGGGGAGAACGACGACAGCTTCTACGCCACCTCCTCCCTCCCCACCACGCTGATCTCCGAGGACTTCACCGTGTACGTCCGCGGTGCGGCGCTGGTGACCGCTGACGGGCTGCCGGATAGGCTCACGCAGGCCCAGACCTACGCAGATCTGGGCAAGAGCTACCTGACCCGGCGCCATGCGCAGCTGGGTGGCGCCCAGTGTGCCGCCAACATCAACGGCACCGAGCAGCTGCTGGCCGGCTACTACATGGCCGCGGCCTACGTCGGCCTGTCGGCGGCGCTGCCCCCGCAGCAGGGCTTCACCAACTACCCGATCTCCGGGTTCACCCGCGTCCTGGGCTCCAACGACATCTTCAGCGACAAGCAGATGCGAATCGGCGCGGCGGGCGGGACCTGGTGGGTGCTGCAGGACGAGAACGGCACGGCCATCTACGCGCGGCACCAGCTGACCACTGACACCACGACGGTGGAGAAGCGGGAGTTCTCGATCACCAAGGTGGTCGACTACGTCTCCAAGTTCCTGCGCATCGGTCTGCGCACCTACATCGGGCGGTTCAACGTCACGCAGGACTTCCTCGACACCATCGGGCTGGTCCTGCAGGGCATGCTGAGCTTCCTGCAGGAGGCGGGGATCATCATGGGCTTCAGCGTCAACACGCTGCAGCAGGATGCCAGCAACCCGGACTCCCTGCTGGTGGACGTGACCCTGAAGGTTCCGTACCCCTGCAATTACATGCGTATAACGCTTGTCATATAGGGAGGGTTAACCTAAAATTGGAGCATACCGGAGAGGTGTGCTCATGGGTGGAAAGGGAAGACCACCAAAGGAAAACTGGCCAGAATGCAAGCGCAGTGGGTGCGAAAGAAGTGCGAGGGGAGGGGCCTTTGGCCTCTGCCGCACCCACTATATGGCGTACCGGCGTGGGAGGATAGACAAAGAGGGGATAGACCTACGACCTCGGAGACGTGTCGTCTCATACGCTCCGGGAGCGATCTGCCTGGTACCAGAGTGTGGCAGAAGTCCTATCGGGCTGGGCCTGTGCAGCAAGCATCTTCAGAGGCACAAAAAAGGGGAGAACGTCGGTGTGCGGGTTCCGTGTGGGGGCGGGGGGAAGGTTGCTCGAAGCTACGTGGGTGTTATGTGCAAGGTGCCCGGGTGCCCCAATCGGCCCGTCAACAAATGGATGTGCGACAAACATACGCAGCAGAGGGACGCCGGGATCATCGACGGGGATGGAAACCCACTGCGGGAACTCATGCACCCCGGGCGACGGCCATTAGGCTGGCGCAAGGAACTGACCGGGTACTTGTTGGTGCGCGCCCCGGAGGGGCATCCACATGCACGGCGGGATGGATCGATCTACGAGCACAGGCTCGTGATGGAGGATCATCTGGGGCGTTATTTACACCCCGAAGAAGTTGTGCACCACCTGAACGGGGATCGTGCAGACAACCGAGTTGCGAATCTTCAACTTCGGAGGTCTCGCAAAGAACACGGGCACGGTCACGAGCGCATCGAGGATGTCGAGGGGGCACTGGTCATCCTGGAGCAGTTAATCAACAAGGGTGTGTCCGGTGGTCCTGACATCAAAAAGCGCCTACAGCGCCTCGCTCGCCGCCTTCCACGATGAGCTGGATAAAATCTCCGGCGTCGTCGGCAAGCGCCTGCTGGTGGGAGCGCTTGGGGGTGGAGCTGCCGGCGCGGGGGCCGGCGGGCTGGGGGTATTTTTTTTTTGTTGTCAGGAG